CTCTTGGTCGAGATGAACTTCATGAACCAGTGCATCAATCCAGAGCCTCAGCGGCTGTGACCTGCCGCTTCCACCAGGCGGCCAGGCCCTCTGGGAGAAGACTGGGAGAACTCACCGCCGCCTCCCACACCGTCTCCCGCACGAAGCGCAAGAAGCGCTCCTGCAGCGAGTCCATCATCCGCCGCTCCATCGCCGTTGTCACGTTCGCGTAGAGCCCTTCCACGCCCGCGACCTCATGGCCCATGCGGGACTCGACGGCGATACGGGAGTGCACGCCACCCGCCTCGTCGATCCACTCCTTGTGCCCGTGCCGCAGCAGGTACAGACGCTTGCCCGCGTAGGCCGTCGCCGGCAGCTCCGGCACCGGGCGCCGCGACGACACCGTCTGCCGCTGCCCCAGCCGAACCCGCTCGAACTCCGCCGACGCCTCACGGCCGTCGGCGATGGGCCGCCAGTAGTGGTAGGTGAAGTTCGCGTTCGCCAGCAAGCCGCCGGAGATCGAGCGGAAGACGTACTCGCCGTCATGGCTCTTCAGCAGCAACTCGAGAAGCTCCGCCAGGAACGGCGGGACGACGAGGGTCCGCCTGCTCTCGTACTTCGGCGGGAACATCTTCAGCACGCCGTTCTCCCGCTGGTGCTGCCACTGCACCCGCACGGCCGGCATCAGGTCGGGCCCGTACCGCTCGAGGTCCTCGGCGTGCCGCTCCTCCCTGCCCACCTCCTCCGGGTCGTCGAGAGGATCGGAGGCCGGCCAGAACGGGTGGGAGTAGACGCGGCGCAGCGCATACAGCTCGGCAGGCCGCATGCCGGTCGTGGCCAACGTCCACACGAAGACGAAGCCGTCCAGCCCCCAGAAGCCGAGCGCGTTGCAGGCGAGCTGGTGGACGTCCTCGATGCGCATCTCGCGCTTGCGCTCGCGCGGCTTCTTCTTGTACCGGCCGCGGCGCTGCTTGCGTCCTTTGGGGACGGGTGAGGTCTTGCGGAGCCCGTCGTCGACGGCGTCGTCCATGAGCATGGAGAAGACGGTGAGGATCTCCTCCCCGTACTTGTCGCCGACGTTGGGCAGGGCCTTCAGCTGCTTCTTCCACGCCCGGTAGAGGGACGGCTGGACGTCGGCGATGGCGGTCTCACCCCAGCGCGGTTCGATGTAGAGCCGCAGCATGGACCGGATGGCCTTCTCGCGCAGGTGCCCGACGTCGAGGGTGTCGACCCAGGTCTTGGCGTACTCGCCGATGGTGACGGCGCCGTCGCGGCGGGAGATGTAGGCGTCGTTGCGGATCTCGGCTTCGCGGTCCAGGCCGTAGTTCCTGGCTGTGACCTCGTCGGTGAAGCCGCCCTTCTGGTCGTAGATCCACTTGCCGCGTTCGTCTTTCTTGCGGGTGTTCCATACGACCCGGCAGGTGTTCCCGCGCCACTCGACGTAAGCCACGTTGTCCCCTGTCGTGCTTGCGGGGTGGCCGGCATGCACGTCTGAGTGCTGCCGGCCCCACCGCTGCGGCTACGCGTGCTTGCCGACCACACAGGCCCGGCAGGCGGCGCAGTCGCCTCCTTGACGCGCTATCAGGTCACGCACGGCGAGGCGTGCTGCCTCGTCGTACTCAACCCGCGGCGTCGCAACACACACGATTCTCCCATCTACCGTCCCCCGGAAGCCGTTGAAGTCGGGCCCCAGGTCGATGGCGAGCATTTCGTGCATGGGCTCCCCCTTTCGGGTGAGAGGGAACCTCCCAAGTAGTCACCGATGCTGCCACGCTGACGGACAGTTGTGACCATGTTCGTTGCAAGTGACATCAGAGTCGCGGGTAACGAATTGGTAAACGGAAAAGGTTGTACGCCAACCGTGATCAATCTCGATCACTTTTGGTGAGGCGTCCGCGTTTCGCCAGCTCCTCCACTACGCGGCGCTTGAGTTCACGGATCTCGGCCGACGTGAGCGAGTCGCTCACGGACACGGCGGCGTCCTGCACGGCGGCAGCCACGTCGTCGGCGAGGTCACTCTGGCGGACAGGGGAGACGGCGGCCCCTGCCCGCTGGGCCTCGATGACGGTCGGGTCGGCGCCTTGGAGTACGTCGAGGCAGCTGCCCCGTGCCCAGCCGATGACGGGCTCGATCTTCCCGTAGGTGACGGGTCGTACCGGCTTGCCCTCTTCGACCTTGCTGTAGGTGTTGATCTGGATCTGGGCGCCGCGTGCGACGTCGATCTTGTTCATGCCGAGGCTGGAGCGGCGCTGGATTACCAGTGTGGCGAGCCTCTGAAGTGCGCTTTCTTCGTATGGGGGGGCCATGACGCACATCATCGCAGGGACTCTCAGGAACAGCTAGGAACACTTGGGTTTCTGGCCTGAACCTTCACCTGCACACCCCTCAAACCGTGATCTTCGGTGAGCGTTAGTGCGAGTTTCTGCATGTTACTGACAAGTACGACTGGCGGAAGCTCGTAGAAACGCGTAGGTTCTGTGCATGGCAAGAACCCCAGCCACCTACCTGGTGCACGGGCCGTCGCTCCGCAAGCAGCGCAAGAGCCTCGGCCTCACCGTCCAGCAAGCCGCCGCCAGAGCGGGCATATCACGCAGCTACCTCCAGCGGCTGGAAACCGGCACCCGGGAGCGGATGGGACCCCCGCGCTACATCCGGCTCCGCACAGCCCTCAACGCAACAGACGACCAGCTCTCACCCCCACCAGAAGAGCTCCAAGAAGAGAGGTGAACATGTCCACCCCCAACGCCACCCAGGTCGACATCGACTCGATGATGCGCCGCGACGGCTACATGAAGCCGGAGGACGCCGCACGCGAGCTCGGCTGCGGCAAGCGGTGGCTGCTCGACGGCCTGAACCGTCACGGCTTCCCCCACACCCGCATGGGCCGCGCCAAGTGGCTGAGCGAGGACGACATCCGCGAGATCCGCACCCTCTGCGCGATCCCCGCCGACCGGTCGAAGATCGCCCGCCTGCGCCGCCCACAGAGCAAGCCGCGCCGCGTCGCCGCCTGAGCGGCAGTGAGGCCGACCCCGCGCCTACGGGACCGGCCTCCGATCCACCCCCGACGAATCACCACGAACGAAAGGGGCTTCACGTGAAGCCATCATCCCAGACCCAGCAACCGGCCGGCCCGGTCGTGTGGGTGCTGTCCAAGGGCGAGGACCACGAGGGCGGCGACGTCCTTGGCGTCTACGCCTCGAAGGACATCGCCAAGGGCCCCTTCGCGGATGCGGCCCGCAGCATCCCCTTCGACCTCGACGGCGCTTGGCAGGACGAGACGGGAGCGGTCCACGCCCACGGCGGATGCGACTGGGTCTCCCTCGTGCCCCACGCGCTGGTCACCCAGCTCGAGGTGGAGGGCGGTGCCCGATGAGCGACCTGACCCGTTTCGAGTCCCTCCTCCGCGCGAGCGATGTGCGTCTGCCGTCGGCTTGGCAGGCCGTGTGGGCTGAGGCCGAGGACATCATGCGCGTCGCGCACCCGCACGGCTACGACGTCCTCGACGTCGGCCGGCTGGCGTTCGAGTCCCTGCACGACGACCTGAAGGCCGAGGCGCTCGACGCGCTGATCTACGGCTGGTGGGAGGCCGAGCAGGACCGCGCCGCCCGCGACACCCGCTTCCGCGAGATGGGAGGCGCACTGTGAACGAGCGACTGCCCCTGACACGCATCGCCGAGATCGAGCAGCGCGCCGAGGCCGCCACCCCCGGGCCGTGGCTGGTCGAGATGGAGCAGTGCGATTGCTCGGACGGTCTGTGCGGCCACGGCACCTACGCGAGCGCGGTCTACGCCAACGAGGAGCGGCGGAACGAGTTCGAGGACTTCACGGACTCGGACTGGCTGTTCATCATCCACGCCCGCGAGGACGTGCCCGCGCTGCTCTCCGAGCTGTTCACGGTCCGCGCGGAGCTGCGGGTCGCTCGTGGCCGCGTCGCCGAGCTGGAGACGGCAGCCGACCAGCTCAGCTTCATCGAGCGCAACACGCTGACGGAACTGCACCGCCGCATCGAACACCACATGGACGGCAAGGCGCGGTGGCGGAAGCGCGCGGAGGCCGCCGAGGCCCGCGTCGCCGAGCTGGCCGCGCTCCGCGCCGAGCGAGACGAGAGCCAGCGGTACGCCGCGCTCCTGGAAGTCGAGCTCTGCCAGTGCGAGCCGCTCCTGGAGACGGGCGAGTACATGCACGAGGCGACGTGCCCGGTCGTCGAGATCCAGATGCGGACGCTCGGCTGCCCAGGCTTCGAGGGCAACCCGGTCGCACCTGACCTCTGCGCCGGATGCCACGAGCCGCGCGAGAACCACGCCTCTGCGAGCCAGGACGGAGTGTCGTGATGGCGACGGCAGCCGAGCCCCGCCCGCTGGCGGACCTGGAGCAGGACGCCCTCGCCCGCGTCGAGGACGAGTTCGCACGCCGGGCCCGCGGCCCCAAGCCGTGGACCCCGACCGAGTACCTCGACCGCATCGAGCGCGTGCACGCCCACTACGAGCAGCGCCGCCAGTGGCTGCGCCAGCACCCCGGCGCCGCTCGCCGCGAGCCCGCCGACTGGATCGCCGAACGCGCCGCACAGCGGCCCGACGAGCGACCCCTGTGGCGGATGCTCGGCCGGCTGGTCGCCGAAGAGGACGACCTGTGACCGCCTCCCTGGACCTGCCGCCCACCCCGGACGGGGCGGACCCGGTGATCGTGCCCGGCCTGCTTTCCGGCCTCGGCATCACACCCCGCCCCGTCCCCCGCTGGATCACCGACCCCGACCTCATCGCCTCCATCCAGGCCGGGCTCATCGACATCGACGAAGCGTTCATGGGAGCCGACCAGTGATCTACATAGCCCCGCTGCTCGGCGCCGGAACGGTCTTCCTGCTCCTGTTCGGCGAACTCATCGCCGCCCACATCACCCGCAACCAACTCGACCAGGAGGACTAGTGAGCCTCGCCGACCTGCTGCCCGTCCGCCTGAACCTCCGGCCCGCACGCAAGCACCGGGCCATCGACGAACTCGACCGGCAGCGCACCCTCCGCGCCGGCGCCGACCTCCTCATCCGCGGCCTGCGCCTCCAGCTCGACGAGCAGGAACGCCGCCACATGGAAGTCATCGCCCGCATCGACGCCCGCCACGCCGAGATCGTCGAAGGGCTCGAGCGGCAGGTCGCCGAACTCGAACACCGCCTGAACATCGCCTCGCTCGCCGAGTCGGCGGCGGCGACCACGCAGGAGATCCCCATCGAGGAGATCCGCCGCCACCTGGTGATGCCGCTGCACGAGTCGCCGCTCGCCAACCCCGCGCACGTGCCCGCCTGGGCCCGCCGCGACTGACCCACACGAAGAACCCCCGCCCGGGTCTAGCGGGCGGGGATCCGACACCAGTAGATCACGGAGGAACCTCGTGACCGCCACGACCAAGGAGCGCCGCGCCTACGAGGCGCAGAAGCGCGAGACCGCCGCCAAGGCCGCCGCCATCATCGCCGCCAAGGCCAAGCGCACCCCCGCCGAGCAGGCCGCCATGGACGTCATCAACGAGGACCGGTGGGTCCTGTGGCACACCGACCACACCACCGACCTGGCACTCGCCGTCATCCGCCTCCTGTCGCGCGCCGACCTGCTGCGCGACAAGGAACACGAGAAGCGGCAGGCCAAAGCCGACCAGTTCTGGGCCGGCCACAGCCAGCGCACCCGGTCCGCCGAGCGTGCCGCCCTCGCCCGCCTGAGCACGCTCGCCGACCAGGCCGCAGACCGGCTCGACGCCGGAGACGACCCCGCCGAGGTCGCCGCCTGGCTGCGCGAAACCCGCGACCGCATCAACGACGCCCGCGAGAAGGCCATCTCCGCCAACACCTGACCCGACCCGAACACAGAAACCCCCGGACGCTCGAACCGCCCGGGGATCCGACACCAGCATCCCACGGAGGGATTCTCATGGACCAGCTCAACCTGTTCCCCCTGTCCGCCCTGCAGACCGAGGGCTACGCCCAGCCCGAGTCCCGCTGGGCCGACACCGTCGACGACACCGCCGACGAGCTCGTCACCGAGCAGCAGGCCGAGGCCGCCTGATGAAGATCCGTATCGACCAGAAGCTGCTTGCGGAGGCTGCCCGGCGCGCACACCGGCGCCTCCCCAACAACCCGCTGCAGCCCGTCCTGTCCGGGCTCCTCCTCGACACCGACGGCGACTCGCTCACCCTGTCCGGCTTCGACTACGAAACCAGCACCAGGGCCACGCTCGCCGCCGACGTCCTCGAAACCGGGCACGCCCTCGTCTCCGGCCGGCTCCTCGCCGACATCGCCGCGGCCATGCCCGCCGGGCCCGTCGATGTGGTCGCCGACGACCGCGAGCTCACCCTCACCGCGCCCGGCACCACGTTCACGCTGCCCGTCATGGACCGCCGCGACTACCCGGCCCTCCCCGAGGCGCCGGAGCCGGCCGGAACCGTCGACGGCGCGCTGCTGGCCGCCGCCGTGGTGCACGCCGCGCAGGCGTCCATGCCCGACAAGGAAGCCGCGGGCAAGCTCGAAGGGTTCCGGGGTGTGCACGTCGCCGCCGACGGAAACCACCTGACGGTGTCCGCCTCGGACCGGTACCGGATCGTGCGGCACCGCATCCCGTGGACGCCCAGCGGCAACGCGGGGGAGCTGCTCGTGCCGGCCGCCGACCTGGCCGCCACCTGCAAGCAGCTGGCCATCGGGCAGGTGCGGGTGGCATTCACCGGCGACCTCACCGTCGCCGCCCTCGCCAACGACACCCTCACCGTCACCAGCCGCACCATCGCCACCCCCTTCCCGGAGATCGACGGCTTCTTCCCCGACCCGGCCGCCGCCACCGGCTGGGCCCGGGCCGACGCCGGCGAACTGCTGGAGGCGGTGAAGCGGGCGGCGCTCGTCAACGACAAAGAGGAGCAGGCGATCACCCTGTCGTTCGAGCACGACCACGTCACCGTGCGCGGCGGCAACGACGGCAGCAAGGGCGCCTCCCGCGTCGACGCCGAAACCGCCGACCTGGACGGCTTCACCGCCGCCTACCGGCCCGGCTTCCTGTCCTCCCTGCTCACCCCCATCGACGGGCGCATGCAGGCCTGGTTCACCACCCCCAACAAGCCGGTGCTGATCCATCCGGTCGACGAAAACGACACCGCCACCGACACCTACCGGGCCGTGTGCATGCCCGTCCGCATCAAGTAGCCAGGAGACCTGACCGTGATCACCATCGCTGACCGCACCCTCAGCCGCCTCGTCGCCCAGACCAAGCCCCACATGGCCGGCAAGGACGACCCGGAAGCCCTGCAGTCCATCGCCTTCGACCACGACGGCACCTGGCTTTACGCGTTCGCCACCAACCGCTTCACCATGGCCGTCTCCCGCACCCAACTCGCCAGCGGAGTCGACAAGCCCTGGACCGCGGTCATCCACCGCATGCAGGTTCCCGAGATCGAGGCCGCCATCAAGCTCCTCGACGCCAAGCCGATCGACCTCGAACGCACCGACACCCAACTCGTCCTCTCGGGCACGTCCGGTAGCCGCATCGCCGTCAGTCTGTCCCGGCCCGACAAGGAGCCGATGTCCTGGCGAAAGTACGTGCTGCCGCTGCTGGAGCAGAAGACAGCCGCCGCCGAAATGTCGATGACCCCGAAGTTCTTCGGCGCCTGGAAGAACCTGCCCGGCCCGGTGTCGATGTGGTGCGTCGGTGACATGAAGCCGACGTTGATCCTCGCCTCGGACTTCATCGGCATGCAGATGCCGGTCCGCACAAGCGAGACCCAGGACCTCACGGTGCGCCGCGAACTGGACGCCTGGAGGGCCGCCAAGCGCGAGGAGCCCGCAGCGGACGCCGCCTGACCCGCCCGAGACCGGCGGCCGCGTCGAGCCCCCACTCCGCGACCGCCACCCAGGGCCGCCAGCCCCCTCCAACCCCCAGGTCCGGGGCTGGCGGCCCCCACCAACCACACCCGAAAGCAGGAGACATGAACACCGACACCATCACCATCCCGGCAGAAGTCGCATCGCACGTCCTGTCCCACTTCGGCCGCGGCGGCTACCCCGCCGGCGACTGGAGCGAAACCCTCATCACCCTCATCGACCGCGCCGACATGCAGAACCGGGCCAAGCTCCTCGCCGCGTACCCCGAGTACGGGCGCGCGGTCCTCCTCGCCAAGTACGACGAGGAAGGCATCGCCACCCTCCAGCGGCTCGCCCGCGGCGAAACCGTCCCCGTCGACGTCAACCCGAACGTGCCGTTCTGATGGCCACCGCTACCGCACCCGAGGGCATCCTGCTCGGCTCCTTCACGCCCGGCACACCGGAGTGGAACGAAGCCCGCAAGGGCCTGTGCATCACCGCCACCGAGATCGCCGCCGTCGTCGGCCTCTCCCCGTGGACGTCCCGCTTCACCCTCTGGCACAAGAAGGCCGGCCTGCCGACCGCCCCGTTCGAACCCTCACCCGAGATGAAGTGGGGCGTGCGCTTCGAGGACGACGTTGCCGAGGAGTTCGCCGAACGCCACCCCGAGCACCCGCTGCTGCACACCGGCACGTGGAAGCACCGGGAGCGGCAGTGGCAGCGCGCCACTCCGGACCGGCTGCACGGCGACAGCATCGTCGAGATCAAGACTGCGGCCTCTCCCGACGGGTGGGGGCCGGACGGCAGTGATGAGTTCCCGATGCACTACCGCTGCCAGGTGCTCTGGCAGCAGGACACCTTGGGCCTGCACGCGCCAGCTCGCCTCGCGGTGCTGATCCTTCCCTACGACTACCGCGAGTACGTCGTCGAGTACGACGAGGACGACGCCCGCATCCTCCGCGACGCGGCCGAACGATTCCTCGACGACGTCCGCAACAACGTCCGGCCGCCCATCGACGGCGCCACCGACACCTACCAGACCATCCGCGTCCAGCCCGACGGGCTTGAGGACCGCGACGTCGAGATCCCTGCCGAACTCGCCGCCCGCTGGGACGCCGCCTACCGGGCGCTCGCGACCGCCTCCGCCGACCTCACCCAGGTCCGCGGCGAAGTCCTCGACCTCATCGGCGACGGCAAGCGCGCCGTCTGCGACGGCCGCCGCATCGCCTACCGCACCGTCCGCGACGGCCACACCTACAGCCTCAACCCCTACACCAGCAAGGACACCGCAGCATGAGCCAGATCGGCAACGCCATCGAGAAGCGCGACCAGGGCCCCGCCGCCCAGATCGAGCAGTACCGCGACGAGTACGCCGCCCTCGTCCCCTCCCACGTCAACGCCGACCAGTGGATCCGGCTCGCCGTCGGCGCCATCCGCGGCAACAAGGACCTCGAGCAGGCCGCCCGCAACGACGTCGGCGTCTTCCTCCGCGAGCTGAAGACCGCGGCTCGCCTCGGCCTGGAACCCGGCACCGAGCAGTTCTACCTCACCCCCCGCAAGAGCAAGGCCCACGGCTACAAGCTGATCATCAAAGGCATCGTCGGCTACCAGGGCATCGTCGAACTCATCTACCGGGCCGGCGCCGTCTCCACGGTCATCGTCGAAGCCGTCCGCGAGCGCGACACCTTCCGCTACGTTCCCGGCCGCGACGACCGCCCCGTCCACGAGATCGACTGGTTCGGCCCCGACCGCGGCCCCCTCGTCGGCGTATACGCCTACGCCGTCATGAAGGACGGCGCCGTCTCCAAGGTCGTCGTCCTCAACCGGACCCGCGTCATGGAGATCCGCGCCAAGTCCGACTCCAAGGACTCCGACTACAGCCCGTGGAACACCAACGAGGAATCCATGTGGCTCAAGTCGGCCGTCCGACAGCTCGCCAAGTGGGTGCCGACCTCCGCCGAGTACATGCGCGAGCAGCTCCGCGCCCAGGCCGAGGTGGCCGGCGAGCTCGCCGGCCAGTCCGCGGCCGGCGCCCCGCAGATGCCGCAGCCGACCGTCCTCGACGACGCCGACCCCGACTACGACGAGGGCCCCATCGAGGGCGAGCTCGTCGACTGACCGCCCGCCGCCGGGGTCCGGCCCACCCCAAGAGGGCCGGTCCCCGGCACCAGTCCACCACACCACACCGTGAAGGAGCCGACCATGGCCCGCCGCATCACCCCCGCCGAGCGCCTTGCCTCCGCCGAGAAGGACCTCCTCCTCGAGGAGCTCGCCGACCAGTCCTCCTGGGACCAGTTCCTCGTCGAACAGGCCGTCTTCCACTACGGCCAGTGCCACGACGAGTGGTCGTGCAACGACCTGCGCGACGTGCTCCCCGAGCTGGGGCACGGCTTCCTCGGCGCCGCCATCAACAGCCTCCGCCGGGGAGGGATCATCGCCCACACCGGCCGCATGGTGCCCTCCACCCAGGCCAACACCCACGGCCACCGCATCGCCGTCTGGGAGCTCACCCCCAAGGGCCACGCGATAGCCGTCGCCCGGACCGCCCGAGCACAGCGGAGGGCCGCCTGATGGACGTCATCATCTGCTACGCAACCTGCTGGCCCTGCAAGTTCGACCAGTGCTACGAGCCGCCCCAGCCTCACCCGTGGTGGAGCAGCGAGGACGTCGAGCACGCCGAAGCCACCGGCCAGCCCGCCCCCGAAGGCGACTGCGCTTGCCCCTGCGCGAGGGCTGCGGAGGCGACTGCCTGATGGTCCTCCACCTCGCCACCGGCCCCGCCGCCCACCCCATCGCCGACCGGGCGTTGGACTTCGCCCTCGTCTACGGGCCCGGCTTCGCCGTCTGCGCCATCGCCTGGCTCGCCCGCCAGACCTACCGCAGCGCCCGGCACCACCTCCGCCGCGCCAACGCCCAGGTCGAAGCCGCCCTCACCCAGCCCGTGCCCGCCGCGGCCGACAACCAGCCCGGCACCGACACCGACCTCCTCAACACCATCACCGCCGCCTGGAACGCCGACACCCGGAAGGAGACGCCGTGACCACCGCCGACCGCGAAGCCCCCCACCACCGCAACCTCACCTGCGTCAAGCAGTACAACTGCCGGCGGTCGGCATGCCTCGAGCGGTCCGCCAACTACGACCGCGCCCGCAACCGGCTCGTCGCCTACGGACGCTGGCAGCCCTTCACCGACGCCGAACCCGTCCGCCAGCACATCCGCATGCTCATGAGCTACGGCATCGGCTGGCAGCGCATCTGCCGCCTCTCCGGCGTCGCCAACGGCTGCATCTCCCGCATCCTCTACGGCGCCCCCCACGAAGGCCGCGGCCCCACCAAACGCGTCCGCACCACCACCGCCGACAAGATCCTCGCCATCAAGCCGTCCTTCGACCACCTCGCGTCCGGCGCCCGCGTCGACGGCACCGGCACCCGCCGGCGACTGCAGGCTCTCGTCGCCAACGGCTGGCCCCAGCTGCGCCTCGGCCGCGAACTCGGTATCAAGCACTACCGGCTCATCTGGGAGCAGGTCCGCCGGGACGTCGTCACCGCCGACACCGCCCGCAGGATCCGCGACCTGTACGAGCAGCTGTGGAACGTCGACCCCACCACCCGCGGCGTCTCCCCCCGCTACGCCGCTGAAGCCAAGCGGAGGGCCACCGCCAACGGCTGGCCGCCGCCCGCCGCCTGGGATGACGACTACATCGACAGCCCCGCCGCCACCCCCGACCTCGGCGAGCGCATCGACCGGTACACGGCCATCGCCGAAGACGCCCGCTGGCTCATGAGTGAGCACGGGTACACCGCGGCGCAGGCCGCCCACCGGCTCGGCATCACCAAGGACCACCTGTACCGCGCCCTCTCCCAGAGGCCCGAGGAGGCGGCCGCATGAACCGCAACGCCGCCATCGAAGAACTCCTGCGCGCCGGCTGGTCCGACAAGGCCATCGCCCGCCACCTCCACGTCCACCGCAACCGGCCCCGCGACATGCGCCGCACGCTCGGCCTGCCCACCCACAAAGGCGGACCCACCCCCGCCGCCAGCATCGAAGACCTCTTCTGGCGGCGCACCCAGCCCACGGACGACGGGCACCTCCTCATCCCCAACTACGACCCGCACCGCGGCGCCACCATCCGCCACAACGAGCGGCGGCAGTCCATGCACCGCATCGCCTTCCGCATCGCACACCGCCGCGAACCCGAAGGCCGAGTCGCCACCGGCTGCGGCGTCGCCGGCTGCGTCCACCCCGACCACGTCGAAGACCGCACCATGCGCGACACCTACCAGGCGATCTTCGGCGACGCCGCCTGACCACACGACAAAGGCCCCGCCACACGGCGGGGCCCAGCAAGAAGAGAGGAGGAGGGGATGTCAGGAGCCGGAGCGGTGGTCCTCAACCTCGCGGACGAGCCGGCGAACGTGCTCCCGGGTGTACCCGGTCAGCGCGACGACCTCGGCCTGCTTCATGCCCTCCTGTATGGCGTCGGCCATGGCGATGGCGAGCGCAGCTCGGGCGTCGTCGGCGCGCTTCTCTGCAGCGTTCTTGGCGCGCACTGCCTTCCGCAGCGCGGCGACGGTCTCTTCGGTGGCGGGCATACCTGCATGTTCGCACACGCAGGTGGCCACATGGAAGCCCGCCGCTCCGGGTCACTCCCGACTCTCGCGTGTGGCCACATGTATGTGGCATCATGGATGTGCGCCAGAGATCCGTAACGGGCGATCGATCACCCCTGCCCTGACCAGCGCAAACCTAAGGAACCCCATGCCACGCATCCGCACCGTCAAGCCGGAGTTCTGGGAGGACGAGGTCGTCGGACTCCTGCCCCGCGATGCGCGTCTCCTCTTCATCTCGACCTTCAACATGGCCGACGACGAGGGACTGCTCCGTTGGACTCCCGCGTACATCAAGGCCAGCGCCTTCATGTACGACGACGACCTCACCCTGAAGCACGTCGAAGCGCTCATGGACACGCTCGCTGACGCTGGCCTGCTCTTCCCCTACATCGGCGGTGTGGCCCGCCAGCAGATGGCCGTGGTCGTGAACTTCCGCAAGCACCAGAAGATCAACCGGCCGCAGAAGAGCAAGCTGCCGCCCCCCTCGCTGGGCAACTACCGAGTCCGCGAGATGTACGCCCGGCGCGACGGCTGGACCTGCCAGCTCTGCGGGCTCCCCATCCCGCGGCTCCTCGTGGTCAACGACAGCCACAACCTGTCGATCGACCACATTCGCCCGCAGTCCGCCGGTGGGACCGACCACCCGTCGAACCTGCGAGCCGCACACCAGGCGTGCTACCAGAGCCGTCGCAACACGCCCGATAGGGAGGAGTTCGCCCCGCCGCCCGGCCTCGCTGGACTCGACGACTCCGTGAACGACGCACTGACCCGTTCCATGAACGGTCACGCCGACACGCTGAACGATTCACTGAACCGTTCACTGAACGACTCAGTGAACGAAGCTCACGCTCCGCACATTCCTGAGGCAACCACCTCTACGCAGAGCGACATTCCTTCACTGAACCATTCACTGCCGGAAGGGAAGGGAAGGGAAGGGAACAGGGAAGGGAAGGGAATCCCCCCTACCCCCCGGCAGTCGTCCGACAGCCCCGCCGTCGTGCAGACGGGCGAGAGGGCCATCGAAGACCGGATGACCGACGCCTTCCTCGAGCGGTACCGGTCCGGCAACGCCTACACCCAGCGCCAGGTCCGCAAGGTCATCGCCGACGCCCTCACCAACGGCACCACCCCCGACGAGCTGTGGAAGGCCCTCGAGCGCCTCGGCTCCCTGTCGAAGCCCATCACCGCGAACACCCTCCAGTTCGCCTTCTCCGAACTCCGCCAGGCCCAGCAGGCGAGCAACGTCATCGCCCTCCCCAATGGCCAGCAGCTCACCGGCACCGACGCCAAGGTCGCCGGCTGGATGGCCATCGCCGAACAACTCCGCCAGGAAGGAGACCTCGCGTGAACGCCGAAGAAGCCGCCGCGCTCCTCGCGCACTGCTCCGGATTCGACAACCGGCAGCCCTCCCTCGCAGCCGCCAAGTCCTGGGCTGCCGCCCTCGCCGACGTCCCGTTCGACCAGGACACCCGCGACGCTGTCGCCGCCTACTACACGACCCCGCCGCAGAACCCCAACGAGCGGCTGTGGATCCTCCCGCACCACGTCCGCACCCTCCGCGCGAAGATCCGCAACGCCCGCCTGGAGAACTTCCAGTACGAGCCGCTGCCCGACGAGACCACCGCCGAGTACCTCGCCCGCTACCGCGGCCAGGTGCAGGCCATCGCCTCCGGCCGCATAGCCGCCCCCACCAACCGTCCGGCGCTCGAGGGCGGCCCGTCCCGCGAGTTCATGGCCGAGCTCGAAGCCCGCGGCTGGCAGGGCAACCGCGAAGTCCCCGACGACGGCGACGAGCCCGCCGCGGAACTCGCGGACACGGTGCGCCGGTCCGGGCCGCTCGGCGTCGTCTGCCCCGCGTGCAAGGCCGAGATCGGCTTCCCCTGCAAGTCCAGCCACGGCACGAAGAAGCACCCGCTCGGGCGGCCCCTCGCCAAGCCGCACACCGCCCGCGCCCGGGCCGCCGCCGGTGAACCGCAGCAGACGCCCGAGGAGCGGGCCGCGGAAGAGCAGCGGATCCGGGAGGCGTCCGCCCGCGCCCTCGCCCGCATGCAGGCCGAGCAGGAAATCCACGACGCCGACATCGTCGAGGAGGCGTCGTGACCGCCAACTGGGAGCCGGACGTCGAGGACGTCAAGGCGATGCGCGCCGAGGGCGGGGGCGCCGACCTGCGGGCGTTCATGCGGCAGCAGATCGCCGCCGGGAAAGCCCGCCGCGAGCCCGCACCGCCACCGGCCGCCCCGCGTCCGCCCGGACACCGGCCCGGCGCCTGGCCCGCCGGCACCCACCCGCCCGGCCGCCCACCCGAATGGGACCTGCCGCCCGCCGCCTGGGACGCCGCCGTCCGCCACTACCGCAACACCGAGCACTTCCCCGACCAGCCCTGCGACTGCGGCAACTGCCCGCCCAAGGAGACCCGATGACCACCCGCCAGCCCGCCGCCTCCATGCCCGAGTCGATCCGCCACACCCTCCGCGCCAAGCAGCACCCGGCCCGCGCCGTCGCCTGCCCCCACTGCGGGGCCGCCGCCCACCGGCCCTGCGTGCTCCGCACCCGCAACCAGGTCATGACCCAGCCGCACCCGCAGCGGGTGTCCGCGTGGGCGCAGACCGTCGCCTGCTGCCCCGACTGCCAGGTCGAGCCGACCGCGCCGTGCCACGACGAGGGCCGCGCCCGCTTCACCGTCCACGCCCGCCGCTACACCGAAGCCGAGGAGACCGCCGCATGACCGCCTACGAGCGGCTGATGGCGGAGGCGGTCCCGACCGGCACCTTCGGCCGCGCCCGCCCCACCACCCAGCAGCGCACCGACACGGCGCCCGCCTGGACGGAGGAGGAGCAGGCCGCCCACCGCGCCGAACTCCTCGCCGCCCTCGCCCCCGCCCGCCCCCGCCGGCCGAAGCTCCGCGTCATCGACGGAGCCGCCGCCCGCACCAGCCGAGAGGACGCCGCCTGATGTACCGCCACGACGACGAGCTCACCCTGATGGACTGGTTCTGCGGGGCCGGTCTGCGGCTGGGGGTGGCCGCGTGATCGTCGACCTGTTCGCCGGCCCCCGCGGCTGGTCCGAGGGCCTGCGCCTGCTGGGCCTCGCCGACATCGGCTTGGAGTGGGACACCGCCGCCTGCCGCACCGCGCACGCCGCCGGGCACCCGGTCATCCAGTGCGACGTCGCCCAGTACCCGACCGCGCCGTTCGCCGGCCGTATCCGCGGGCTGATCGCCTCCCCGCCCTGCCAGGCCTGGTCCCGCGCCGGGAAGCGGGGCGGGCTCGCCGACCAGCCGCTCGTCCACCAGGCCGTCCACGACCTCGCCCACGGCCGCGACAGCCGCGCCGAACTCCTCGCCCAGTGCAAGGACGAGCGGTCGCTGCTGGCCGCGGAGCCGATGCGGTGGCTGTACGACCTGCGTCCGGAGTGGGTGTGCATGGAGGAAGTGCCCGACGTCCTGCCGCTGTGGAAGCAGTACGCGCTCTACCTCCAGCAGTGGGGCTACAGCACCTGGGCGGGCGTCCTCAACGCCGCCGACTACGGGGTGCCGCAGACGCGGCAGCGCGCCATCCTCATCGCCTCCCGCACCCGCGGTGTCACCGCCCCCGACCCCACTCACGCCAAGAGTCCGGCCGAGGACCTGTTCGGCGACTGCCTGAAGCCGTGGGTGTCCATGGCTCAAGCGCTCGGCTGGGGCGCTACCGACCGGGTGTCGCCGACCGTGACCGCCGGGGGAGGGAAGACGGGCGGGGCCGAGCCGTTTCCCTCTCAGGCGCGTCAGGCGCTTCTGGACGCGCAGGCGCGGGGTGCGTGGGTGCTGAAGTCGCGCCGGGACTCGCCCGGCTGGGTGGCGAAGGAGGGCCCGCGGGAGAACCGCCGCGCCGACCAGCCCGCGCCGACCTTCACCGGCGAGGCACACCGCTGGTCGTGGACCCTCGACCGCCCCGCCACCACCGTGTGCGCCACGAACCGGATCGCCCCGCCCGGCCACCGCAACCGCGACGCCGGCGGCGAATCCCAGTTCGCCAGCCCCGACACCGTCCGCATCACAGTCGCAGAGGCCGCGATCCTCCAGTCGTTCCGGCCCGACTACCCGTTCCAGGGCACCAAGACGAAGGCCTTCGAGCAGGTAGGGAACGCCGTGCCGCCGCTGCTGGCCGCGCACGTCGTGTCCGCCGCCACCGGCATCCCCGTCCAGGTGCCCGCTGACCTGGCCGCCGCCTGAACACCGGCCGCCCCGCGGCTATCGGGGCGGCCGGCCATCCGATCCCACCACACGAGAGGCACCACCGTGAACGACCGCTTCGCCACCCTCGCCGCCCTCGCGGCCAACCGGGTCCCGAACGGCCTCCGCGTCCTCGACACCTACAGCTGCGCCGGAGGCATGGCCGTCGGCTACTGGCTCGCCGGCTTCGACGTCGTCGGCGTCGACATCAACCCGCAGCCCAACTACCCGTTCGAGCACCACGTCGGCGACGCCGTCGCGTTCATCCGCGACCACGGCCTGGAGTTCGACTTCATCCACGGCTCCCCGCCCTGCCAGGCGTACACGCCGCTCAACGCCTACAACCACAAGACCTACCCGGACCTGATCGCCCCGACGAGGGACGCGATCCTCGCCACCGGACTGCCCTACGTCATCGAGAACGTCGAAGCCGCCGCGCCCGAACTCCGGGAACCGACGCTGCTGTGCGGGCCCATGTTCGACCTGCGGGTGTACCGGCACCGCCTGTTCGAGACGAACTGGCCCCTGCCCGCCCCGCCGCACCCGCCGCACACCGCGCGCTGCACCCGCAACGGCTACCTGCCCACGCCGGAGAAACCGTTCATGACGATCACCGGCGGGGCGCACTCCCGGGCGTGGCAGAACGCCGCCTGCGACGCGATGGGCATGCCGTGGATCCGAGTCCCGGCCGGCGGCGACATCAAGCGCGGCATCCGCGAGGTGTGCGAGGCGATCCCGCCGGCGTTCGCCCGGTGGATCGGGGAGCACGCCGCCCGCCACATCACCACCGCCATGCCGGCCGCCGCCTGATCTGACCCGTCTGGCCGCCCCCACCACGGGGCGGCCCCACCACCCGGAGACCCGATGACCCACCAGACCGACCACGAGAACACCGCCGACAAGGCCGCCGTTACGCCTCCTCCCGCCCTTACCACGGAGGGCCGCCTCCGAGCGCGCGTTCAGACCCTCGAAGAGGACGCCGAACGCAATCAGGGCCTGGCCAAGGTCGGCGCCAGGTGCATGCGCGAAGGCCACCAAGGGCTGATCGAGTCCGGCCGCGCCACCGTCGAAGGCCACCGCTTCGCTCTGTCGGTGAAGCTCGGCCTCGGCACGGACGCGACGTGGGATGCGATCCACGAGCGGGTGAAGGAGCTGCGCGTCGACTCCGCCGCGCCTGCCGCTGTGTCTGCTGCCGTGACCGAACCCACCGACCCCACGCACGGCCTGTCCGTGCCCCACGCCGACGCCCTATGGGACGCCGTCGCCATCCCCGGACCGCGCACACCCACCTACCCCGAGCAGCACGAGCGGGTATGCCGGGCCGTCCGGGACATCCTCGACGAACTGACACCCGCCCGCGACGAGACCGTCGCGCGGGCCGCGCTCCGCGACCGCATCGCCGACAAGCTGACCGCCGCCGCCTGCGAGTGCGACGGCAAGTGCGGTCTCAGCGAGCGAGAGTGCTACGACGCGCATCCGATCACCTTCTCCGCCATGGCGGGCGGCACCACGCATGTGGACGGTTCCGTGACCGCCATCGCCGACGCGGTGCTCGCGGTGCTGCCGTTGGCCGCTGACCGGGCCGCCGTCCGCGCTCAGGCGTTCGACGAGGCAGCCGAAATGCTGGCCAAGCTCGACCCCGTCAAGGCTGCACTCGCTGGAGAACACGCCTGGAAGGACGCCGCCGGGCTTGTCGGCCACATGGCCCGGCAGGTGCGCCGCATGGCCGACGAGCCGGCAACCCAGACGCCCGACGACACCCAAACGCTGCTGTTCTGGGACGAGGCCAACGCCGTCACCGCCAACGACGGACGGATCACCATCCCCCTCACCAGGGCGGTCAACCTCGCCCAGTCAGCACCCGCCGGGCACCTGATCCTCCAAATCCCCACCGCAGCCGCCCTCCGCACCGCGCTGGTCAAAGCCCTCATGGACAACCACGACACAGAGAGCGACACCGACTGCTGCGGCGCCGAACCTCCCGCCGACGGCACCTGGGGCGACTGCTGGTGCACCCTCCCGCCCGACCACGACGGCGAACACCGCTGCCAGCCCTGCACCACCCGACACGGAGCGCCCGGCTGGACCGACGAGCCCGCCGCCGGGGCGCGGCAGGACGAGACGGCAACCGAAACGCCCGAGACACCGACCGTCGCCTGGCACATCCTCACCCACCAGCGCGGAACCTGGCGCCCCTGGCTCGCCCCCCGTGACAACAGCACCGAAGCCCGCGAGGACTACGACCGGTGCGTGTCCGACAACGGCCACCGCTGGGCGTTCCGTCTCGTCCGTGAGACGTCCACCTTCACCGTCGAGTCCGAACATCAGCCCGCCGGGGCGCGGCAGGACGAGACACCAGACGCCCAGACGCAGCCCGCCACGCCCATGACGGCGCACCTCGCCACCCTGTGCGACGTCTGCGACCACACCCTGAAGCGACACCGGAACGACGTCGGGTGCACCGTGACCGGCTGCGTCTGCGGCCCGGCCCGCCAGCCCGCTGCTGGGGCGCGGCAGGACGGAACCGAGACGTGATCGACGTGATCGCGGTCGTCCTGATCATCATGTGCCTCGCCGCCGGCCTCTGCGGCCACGCCACCCAGCCCCTCCCCGTTCGCGGGGTGGGGCGGTGGCTCCGCACGGCCCTCAGAAGCCGCCAGGCGGCCCGTAGAGCGCCGAACAGGCCCTCCCGCGACTCCAGCACCGCCACACCCGCCCCCAAGCCCTCACGCACCCCGCTGTGGGCCCGCAGCCAACCACACACCTACAAGGAAGCCGCATGAACCCCGCCGACGAACTCCGCCAGGCCGCACAGACCCTCATGGACCTCGCCGACGTCGCCCAGACCGACCTCGACACCGACGACTACTGGAAGCCCTACCCGAAGGCCACCGCCTGGCGCGACGGGCTCACCAACGGCATGGGCGGCGCGTCCGGCGACCTCGCCGCCGTGTTCTCCCCGGCCGTCGCCCACGCCCTCGCCAAGGTCCTTCGGGAGACCGAAGCCCTCCACACCCCGACCACCTGCCAGCACGAAGGCTGCATGCCCCACGGCTGCGAGTGGTGCGCTGACGAGGACTGGCCGTGCGCCGACCTCCGGAACGCCCTCGCCGTCGCCCGCCAGATCAACGGAGGCCAGCCATGACCCCTGCGAAGCGCACCGCCCGCGCCTGCCGCCTGGTGGCCGGCCTCAGCCTCATCAGCGGAGCCGGGTCGTGACCCGCCGCCCGGTCCGCTGGATCCCCGACGACGGCAGCGCGGCGATCCTCACCGCCTACGCCCGCCGCCGCGAACCATTGCGCTCCGTCCTCCGCCGAGCCCTCCGGCTCCTCGCCCAAGCCGACGGCCTCCTCGACACCCGCGGACACATCCGAGGCGGAGGCCGGCCGTGAGGGGGCTGACCGTCCGGCAGCGGCAGGTGCTGCTCCTCGCGGCGGGCGGCCACACCAACGCAGGTATCGCCGCCCGGCTCGGCATCCACCCCGTCACCGTCAACCGACACCTCAGCGAGACGTACCGGCAGCTCGGCGCCCGCGACCGCACCCACGCCGTCGTCCTCGCGATCTACCACGGCCACATCACCCTGGCCGACCTCACCGCCATTGCCACCACCCACACCGAGGAGCAAGCCGCATGACCGATCAGAAAGCCGCTGGAGGGCCGCAGGAGCGCCCGGGAGGGGGTTCGGCGACTCCGAGTCCGCCGGAGGGCGGGGACGGCGCTCAGGCGGGCGATGACGGCCTCGACTCCCACAACGCCGGCCCGACCGTCGCCGAATGCGCCGAAGCCGACCGGCGCTGGTGGGGCAGCCAGAAGGCAGGCGAGTGATGGCCCGCTACACCCACACCCTCAAGCTTCGGCCACCCACCCGCATCGAACGCCTCTGGTACCGGCAACTCCGCCTACCGGAACCACTCGCCGTCACAGCAGAGCAGCCGTCCGCCGCCTGGATACGCCTCCTGCCGCAAGCCTGGACAGCCATCCACCGCCGCTACGCCAACAAGCACGGCTACTTCTGGCTGCCCTGCACCCTCTGCAACCGCCCCTACGGCGGCCACCAGGCGGGCGGCAGCATCCCCGACCCCACCGCCGGCCACCCCGGCATGGGCATCAGCATCTGCCCGCACTGCACCCGGGCAGGGCGGACCTGGCGCATCCCTCACCCACTCGAAGCCGCCCTCGACGAGATCTACGAGCGGCACGAACACGGCCACGACCCCATGCGCACCGACTGCGTCCAGTGCCTCGCCCTCGACGTCGATCTCCGCGCCGCCTTCAAGAACCACCAGTAGCCGCACCACCCGCACAAGGAGCCGCCGTGATGTACGACGACGCAAGCCCGCTCGAGCCCTGCGCCGTATGCGACCAGCCCTCCCGCGACCGCGTACACCGCGGCTGCCGCGACCGCATCGCCACCAACCTGCGCGACCTGCCCGGCCTCTACCGGCAGCTCCAAACCGCCCTCATCCCCAGCCGCCGCGGCGGCGACGGACGCACCACCACCCGCACCGCCCCCCTGCCCTGCAACACCGACGCCCTCGACCTCCGCGCACGCGGCGGCATCGAAGGCGTCGTCGGCGGCTGGGCACGCGACCTCTGCGAACGCGAGCAGTGGGACGTGCCCGACTACCAGTCCGTCCAAGCCATCGTCGACTGGGCGTGCCGGGTCCTCGCCGCCAACCTGACGATCATCTGCGACGAACACCCCGCCGTCCGGGAACTCGCCGACGAACTCCGGCAGATCACCGGCCAGGCCCGGCGCATCATCACCGGCGAGAAGCCGCCCCGGCGGATAAGCGTCCAGTGCTCCTGCGGGCACACCCTCCGCGTCACCCTCGACACCGCCGGCATCCGCTGCCCCGCCTGCTCGACGCAGTACGGGCACAGCGAAGCGCTCCGGCTTCCGCTGGCCGAAAGGAGAGCCGCATGATCCTCTTCCTCGGCATCCTCGCCGCCCCTCTCGGCTACGCGCTCGGCGTCCTTGTCGCCGACTTCCTCTGGCGCATCACGCACTGACCGAACAGCGAAGGGCCCCGACCGCATCCAGCGGTCGGGGCCCTGTTGCATGCTCAGGCGCGGGACATCTCGAGCGGGCCCGGCACCGGCGACAAGCTCAGGCCGAACACCTCGCCCAGCAGCATCCGCGCCGTCGTGTCCCGCTCCCACTCCGACCGGCCGACCGGCATCGACAGGATCCGCGAGCCGTCCCGGCACTCCACCAGCGCACCGAAGAAGTCGCGGTCGGAGATCGCCGACTCCACCAGCTCCACATCGAACGCGGCCAGCAACTGGGGGAGCGGAGTATCGAGCAGGTTGAGACGAGACTCCTGCGCTACGCTCATGACAGACCTTCTCTCTGGCGAGGGATGGGCTACAGATCAGCGAGGTGATGACTCGCTGGTCGAACCGGCCGGGCGGGTGATGACCGCCCGGCCGTTCGCGTTACGGACGCTGCCACAACTCACCGGCAGCGCGCGGGTGGGGGCTGCAAGTCGCACAGCCCCGGATCCGCGTTTCCCCAGGTTGAGACATGAGCTGGGGAAGATGAACAGTTCGCGGCGTGACCGACGTCACACTTTCGTGGTCATGGGGCGTTCAGTGGGGCAGGACGTCGTCCAGGTACTCCTGCACCGGTCCGTACAGGCCGTAGGGCACGTACTCCTTGATCTCGCCGTGGGTGACCCACGCGACGGCGTCGAGCTCCTCCTCGTCGGCAACGCGCGCCTCGCCCTGCAGCGGCTGACAGGCGGTGTACGACATCAGCCGGCCCGTCTTCGGATGCACCCGCTCCCCGAGGAGCTTCGTCGCGGCGACGACCAGGCCGGTCTCCTCGACCGTCTCCCGCACCGCCGCGTCCTCGACGGCCTCCCCGTCCTCGATCTGCCCGGCCGGGAACTGCCACATCAGCTCGCCCTCGGACACCCGGCGCCGCACCATCAGCACCTTGCCCTCGCTGACGATGATGGCGGCGGAGATGCCGGGCTTGTCGGTGGTCGTCTCGGTCGTCATGCGATCGCCTCCAGAGCGGTCAGGACGGGCGGAAAGATCTGCTCCTGCGGAATGAAGCGGGTCAGCGCGGCGCGCGGCACGAACGCGACGTCGATGTTCTCTAGCGGGTCCAAGTTCGCGGCGTCGCCGGCCAGATGGTCGGCTAGGAAGTACGCAGCGACGACGCCGGTCACGGGATGGACGCGCTCGCCCAACTCCTCGCGGACCGTGCAGTGCACCCCCGTCTCCCCGTGCGTCTCCTGCACCGCGACGGTCGCCGGGTCGGCGCCCGGCTTCACCATGCCCGCAGGGAACTGCCAGCGCAGCTCCCCGTCCCCGCGCCTGCACACCAGCAAGACGTCCTCCCCTCGCAGCACCACGGCGATCGCTACCCGCAACGCCTGCGCCTCCATGCGCGGCGCCGGCGGACGCAGCAGGAGAGCGAACCGTCGCTGCACCGCCTCACCCGCCTGATCGTGTGCCGTGTCGAGGATCTGCTGAACCTCCGGTCGGTGGATCATGCCGGGTGAGCTGTGCCATCGGGTGACGGTCCGCGGGGAGATCCCGAGGCGCTCGGCGAACGCCTCGTTCGTCATCCGCATGGCCTCCTGCAGGAGGCACGCTGTCCGGCCTGTCCATTTGCCGATGTCCACTGTGGGGGCTCCCGTGCTCGCTGCGCTCGGGTCTGGCGTGTTCGTGGCGACCTGGTGTCGCCCCGGTGTCTAGCCGCGCTCGCTATGTCGCTGTCGTGTCGGGGCGGTGTCCTTCTGCCGCGCGCGCGGAGCGCGTTGGCTGGACGGCATGACCCGCCTTGCCGCGTTTCGAACTGCGTTCCGTGGCGATCGCCTCCGCCCAGGCGTGAGACCGCCCGAACAGCACCCCCACCTCTGCCCAAGTCCGGCCCTGGTCGCGGAGTGTCCGCACGGACGTCCTCAGCAACTGGAGAAGCTCGTGGTCTTTGGCGGCCATCTGCTCGCGCGCCTCGCGTGCGGCCAGGCCGCGCTCGACGAGGTCTTCGATAGTTGCGACCTCGGCGACTTTCGCCTCCAGGGACTCGGTGAACGCATCTGTCATGGACTCAGCGTAGGTGGCGAAACGCCACTTCTCAATAGGGTGTTGACAGACCATCAGCGACGGGTCTTCAATGGGGTGCAGAAGCCAAGGGTGCTCCACCACCCGAAGCCTCCCGCACCGCTCCACCGGTGCACACAAACGAAGACGGGCCGGACGCTGCGACTCCACTCGCAGGCCGGCCCTAACCACCAGGTTCTGTAGAGGAGACCCTGTGGCTACCGAGATCGTACAGGCGCCCACGAGCGCCGATCACGCGGGCGACACCGCCCCGCTTCCCGCCGCCGCACTGTCGGCGCTGGCCCGCCTCCACTCCGCGTTCCCGGTCGTGCAGGCCGTGACCGTGTACGAGACGGCCGCCGAGCACGCCGCGCAGCTCGCCGCCCGCGCCGCGACCGGTCACATGTCCGACCTGGACGCCGACGACCTGGCGCACGCCGAGGAGCTCATGGCCGGCGCCCGCGCCACCCTCCGCGACGCCGGTCGCCTCGACCTGATCCAGCCGCCGCTGTCGCCCGAGCTGGAACGCGCCGCCGTCCGCTACAGCATCTGCCGGGACCGGCTCACGGACTTGGAGCAGCGGACCCTCACCACGGCCGCTGAGTTCGACCAGCTCGCCAGCGCGCAGGACGGTCTCACCGCCGCCCGCGACGTGCTGGTGAAGGCCGGCCGCCTCGACCTGATCGGCGGCGCATCGTGAGCCCCGCCGAGCAGGGCGCCGCCGCGAAGGCCCTCGCCGACGAGACGCGCCGCCGCATCGAGGCCGCCAAGGCCGCGGCCGCCGCCGCCGAAGCCGCCCGCCGCGCCCGGCAGCACTGAACCACCCCACAGTCCGCCGCGGGTGGCGGACGTCAACGGCTCCCCTCCGTTCCCGCCACCCGCGGCCACCAACCCCACCACCCACCGCACCCCCGAAAGGGCACCGCCATGTCTCCGTTCCTGCTCTCCGCCGACCACGGCACCACCGACCTGGGCGCCCGCTTCCGCTCCGCGATCACCGTCGACGAGGCGCTGACCCTGTCGATCAGCGAGGTGTTCGCCGAGTACGCCGAGGCCCGCCAGACCGGCGACGCCGCCCGCATGGCCGCGGTCCTCGACTACGCGGCCGGCCTCGACCCCGACCTCGTCGACGAGCTGGCCGGCTTCGACCGCTACCCGGCCGCCGCCTGACCCCCCATCCGTCACCCGACCCGAGAGGACCCGCATGGCCGAGAACCCGTTCTCCCCGCCCGTCCGCCAGCACTTCGACGCCGGCGTCATCGCCCTGACCCAGGGCCGCACCGACGACGCCACCACCCACCTCACCGCGGTCGCCCGACAGGGCACCCACCGGGACCGGCTGCTGCTCGCCGACTTCCTCATCGCCGCCCGCGACACCCGCCAGTCCTGACCCCCAGCCCCGGACCCGGCGTGACGCTGCCGGATCGAATCCGGCCCGGGGCGCCACCACCGACCCGATCACTCCTTCGAGAGGAGCCCGTCATGGGCCTGTTCAGCAAGACCCCCGAGGAGAAGGCCGCGATCGCCGAGATGAAGGCCGCGGACCGCCGCCTCAACGAGAACTCCGACCGCGAGCGCCGCGCCGGCATCCGGCACGAGACGCCCGAATACCAGCGGCTCAACGCCGCCGCCAACGAGGCCGCCGCGAAGGTGTCGTGGCTGCGCGGCGGCACCAAGCGGGGCCGCTGAACCCCAGCCCCGGCCTGGCCGATCAGGGCCTACGCCGCGAAGGCAGGCCGGGGCGCCACCACCGACCACCGAATCCCACCCCCGACCTGGAGAGGTCTCCATGCGCCCGTATCTGATCACCGCCAAGCCTGGCCGGCTCAACCGGGCCGCCCGCTGGGCCGCCCGGTGGGCGCTCAAGACGCTCGCCCTGCTCGTCATGGCCGCACTCGGCGCCGTCGTCCTGACCGTGCGTTGCGCCCGGCCCGTCACAAACTACCTCGCCACCCGCGCCGCCTGGCTGGAGCTGTGGGCCGCGAGTGTCACCGGGATCGGACCGGTCGGCGCCGCCGTCGGCTCCGGCCTCACCGACGAATTCGTCCGCGAGTTCCACCGCGCCCGCACCGGCGCCCCTGCCTGAAAGGACTGATCCACCGTGACCGCCACATCCGTCGAGAAGGTCAACGGAACGCCCGTTGCCTCCGAGCTGCGCCCCGACCCGGTGCGCGCCGCTGAGGCGGAGGCGATCCGCGCCCGCGCCGCCGCCGAACGCCAGGCCCTCCTCGCCGCCGCCGAGGGCGAGAAGGCCCTCAAGCTGCAGCAGGCCGAGCAGCTGCGGCTGGAGAACGAGAAGCAGGCTCTCGCCCTGGAGCGGGCCGCCGCCCGCACCGAGAAGGAGAAGGCTGATCTGCGGGCCAAGACCGCCGAGGCCAACCGACGGGCCGAGGACGCCGAGCGCGCCCGACGCGCCGCCCAGGAGGCTGAGGAGGAGCAGAAGCAGGCCGAGGCCGAGACCGCTGCGGCGGTCGAGAAGTCCACCGAGCGGTGGCGGCGTGTCGCCATGGGCTTCTACGCCCTGTGCGCGGCGGTCGCCCTGCCGGTGCAGATGGCCGCCTTCTGGGACCCGAACGCCAAGTACCTGCTCGTCGCCCCCGTGTTCATCGAGGTGATCGCCCTCGTCGCCCTTGTTGGCGCCGCCGCGGCGGTCACGGACGGCCGGCCGCAGTGGCACTACCGGCTCGTCGCCTGGGCCGGTGCGCTGACCGCCGCCACGATCAACGTGGTGCACGGGCTCGACGCGTTCGACCCGGCGACCGCATTCGGCACCGCCCTCGCCTCGCTGGCCGGCCCCGGCATGTGGGACCTGCACGAGCACGGCCGCATCCGCAACCGCGACGGCAAGCCGTCCTGGCGCGAGCGCTGGAGGCAGCGGAGGGCGGCCAAGAAGGAGGCCGCCCGGAAGGCCACCGAGGAGGCGCAGCGTCAGGCTGAAAAGGAGGCCGAGGAGAAGGCCGCCGCTGAGGCTGCGGAACAGCTCGCTGCGGCGCGCGCCGACGAGTTCCCGGACGTTTGGGAGCACGCGTGCCGACTGGCTGCCGCGCTCGGCGAGACGACCGTGACCGAGACCGTGTGGCGGCGTGCGCACCTCGACATCGAGGGTGCCGAACCGGGCGAGTCTGCAGAGACGATCCGGGCCCGAAACGTGGCGACCGCGCGGGTCGAAGCGGCCCGCCAGCAGCGCCCCGTGAACACCCTCAGCAAGACCAAGAACGCGCAGCGTGCGATCCAAATGAACGGCTCCGCCCGCCGGTCTTCGTACAAGCCCGTGCCGCCGCGCCGGATGCCCGGCGACACCGCCCCTTACCACCCCCTCGCACGCCGTGCGAACGGCGAGACGAAGCGCCGCATCAACGCCGCGAAGAAGGACCAGTCATGAGCCTCGACCAGCACCCCGACTTCCCCGCCGACTGGGACCTGGCGAAGGTCATCCCCGGCGAGCTGCACGTGCCCGACGACCTGTCCGGCGAGGACGTCGAAGACCTCGCACCCGGCATCGTCGTCCCCTACGAGCCCCGGCTGCCCGTCCTGTCGAAGACCGGAACCGCGGCGATGGTCGCCGCCGCCCGCACCGGCCGGGCGTGCGGGCTGACCGCCCGCTGGTTCTTCACCGGCGCCCGCGCCACCACCGTCCTCGGCTGGCGGTACGTCCGCGCCCACGACCTCCAGGAAGTCCTCGGCGGCATGAACAAGGCCGGCGACTGGAACAAGGTCGACATCGTGCGCCGCCGCCGCTGGCGGTTCCTCGGCTACGCCGCAGGCCTCACCGCCGGCCTCAACCTTGCCGGCTGGTGGGCGCTCGTGAAGTTCGCCGAGATGACCGCCCTCGACTGGTCCTGGAAGATCCCGCCCACCCTCACCGCCGCCATAGCGGCCGCCGCCGTCACCTTCTACGGCCGCTACCGCACCAACAACCCCGGCATCGCCCCCGAGCAGATCGTCGCCGAGCAGGACGACCCCAACAGCGACGAGCCGTTCCCACTCGCCGTGTGCACCAGCCACGACCAGGTCGAGGAATGCGTGTCCCGCGCCCTCGCCTGGGAAGGCATCGCCACCCGCAGCGTCCGGGTGCTCGGCTTCCACGGCAAGTTCTGGGAGGTCGACGTCGTCCTCAAGGGCTCCACCCCCGGCAAGGTCAACGCCGTCGCCGACCAGCTCGACGCCCACTTCAACATCAAGGCCGGCGGCACCCTCATCGACCCCGACCCCCAGCAGTCCGCCCACCTTGTCCTGCGGCTCGTCACCGGCAACCCCTTCGACGACATGCCCAAGCCCACGGTGCATGCCCCGAACAGCCTCGACATCACCCAGCCGCACAACTTCGGTCGCTGCATGGACGGCAGCCCCCTCGACCTCGTCCTCGAAGGGCTGCGGATCCTCGTCATCGGCGTGTCCGGCGCCGCCAAGTCCACCGGCGTGCTCCGCGACCTCGCCGAGGTCATCACCGCCTGCCACAACGCCATCGCCCTCGACCTCGACCCGGTCAAGGACGGGCTGCGCGAGTTCGACGGCGCCATGGCCGTCCCGCCCATCCGCGGCACCAAGGCGTGCGAGGAATGGCTGGAGCACCTGGTGAAGATGGCGAAGGGCCGTCAGATCGTCCGCAACCGGCTCAACATGGGCGACACGTGGATCGCCACCAAGGAACGCCCGGCGATCTTCCCGCTCGTCGACGAGTTCATCTACCTCAGCCCCCGCGGCAAGGAGCTCTTCATCGAGCTGCTCCGCCTGGGCAAGCAGTCCGGCATCTACCCGATCGCCGCCGGCCAGGACGCCACCAGCGACGCCATGGGCGACGCGATCGCCGACTCCTTCACCCTGCAGATCATGCTGGCGTCCCGGTGGGACGACATCCGCATCGTGTTCGGGCAGGGCGCCGCCGCCAAGGGCTACCGCCCCGACCGGCTCGTCCCCGCCCAGAACCGACAGATCAAGAACGACGCAGGCCAGTCGTACATCAAGGGCCCCGGCCTTGACCGGCCGCTGCTGTACGGGTGGAACGAGCACTCCAGCGAGTCCATCAAGCAGGCCGTCGCCGACCGCGCGGAGGCAGGCCGACCGTGGTTCGACCGCGACACTCTCGCCGCGGCCGGGCTGCTTCACCTCGCCGACGGCGGTACGGCGCGCGGGCCGATCCCCGGGGACCGGCAGATCGTCGTCGACGCCATCACCGTGATGGCCGACCGCGAGGTCGACCGGATGAAGACCGAGACGCTCGCCGAAGCCCTCGCCGAGCACGACCCGGACGCCTACGGCGGGCTGACGGCGGCCGAGCTGCGGAAGCTCCTCAAGGACGCCGGCGCCGGGTCCCCGGTGACGCTCGGCTACCTCAACGGCGAGAGCAACCCGCGTGGATTCAAGCTCGAAGCGCTGACCGTATTGACCTAGAAAGTCCCCTGCTCAACGGGTGCTCAACGCTGCTCAACCGCAGGTCACAGCCGCTCAACCCCCTGCTCACGCAACTGCTCAGCAAGATCGTGAGCAGGGGGCTGAGCACCCCCTTGAGCAGCCCTGACCAGCAGCGGAGCACCCGTGAGCACTCCCTGAGCACCGCGCAAATCCACACAAACCGATCACCCGACCGAGGAGCCCGAACATGGCCGCGAAGAAGTCCACCGCCCGCAAAAGGGCCACCGCGCGCCGCCGCACCGCTACCGCACCCGTCGGCCGCGCCCACGCCCAAGCCCGCCGCATCAAAGTCCCCCGCCGCGGCCCCCTCCACGCCCGCCTCGGCGCCTGGATGGCCCTCCGCGTCGTCACCCGCTTCGCCGACCACCAAGACGTCATCCGCTCCCGCAAGGACGCCGCCATCCTCCGCGCCACCCACCAGGGCTGCCCTAAGTGCGGCGGCAACGGGCAGATCTTCACCAAGGGCAAGAACGGTGAGTTCACCGGCTCCAAGCCCTGCCCCGCGCCCCCCACCAAGACCAAGGTCTCCCGCTGGGAAATCAACCGGGCCGCCCGCGGCGCCGACAAGAACACCGGCCTCATCGGCTGGGCCTGCCCCTGCGGCAAGAAGACCAAGCCCCGCTATCGCGACGCCAAGGAAGCCACCAAGGCACTGCGCACCCACGAGCGGCAGAAGCACGGCGGCAAGACCGTCGGGGGTGCCTGGTACGCCCAGGCCAACGAGAACGCCGCCACCCAGCCGGCCGCCAAGCCCGCCGCCGTCTCCAAGGCCGTCACCGGCTCCGGCAAGACCGACGAGGAATGGATCAAGCAGAACAAGCCCATGCCCGTCGGCAAGGCCATCGCCAAGGGTCTGTGCTGGCAGTGCGCAGGCAACGGCAAGATCTACAGCGCGTTCGGCGGCCAGCAGCTCATCGTCGTCTGCGGCGAATGCAAGGGCCGCGGCACCGCGCCCAAGGCGGCAGCATGAACACGGCGCCCACCACGACCGAGACCCGCACCCCGGTCGAACTCGACCTCGATGCGCGGCTCGCCATGGTGGGCGCCCTCATGGACGAACGACTCGCCCTCGCCAACATCGCGTTCGAAGTCGACACCGCACACCTGCCCGCAGCCGACCCCATCACCGCCGTCACCGCCCCGCCCCTCGCCCACCCGGCACCCGCGCCGTGCCCGTACAGCACACCCATCGCCGCCACCCTCCACCGCGCCCGCGTCCGGCTGGAGACCGACGGCTGGTGCACCGGACAGCTCCGCGACGAGCAAGGCGCCGCCTGCCTCATCGGTGCCATCCGAGCCGAAGCCGACACCCGCGGCCAGGCCGACGACGCCTCGGTGGTCCTCCTCGACGCCATCCGGCGAGACTTCACCGACGCCGACACCATCCCGTCATGGAACGACGCCCAGCGCAGCCCACGGCTCGCCCTGCTCTACCTCGACCGGGCCGCCGCAGTCGCCGACAGCCGAGGACTCTGACCGACACACCAGCCCCGGCCGTCACTTGACATTCTGACCAGGACCGAAGCAAACTGCGATCAATCTGATACACGTGTCCCCAGGGCCGTCGCGCGCGCGACGGCCCTGAGACGTTTCCAGGGGAGGTGCGCATGCTCCCCGGCTACGTCTCCGCCGCCGACGCCGCCTACTACGCGGGCGTCCCCGTCGGCACCATCTGGCGCTGGGCCTCCGAAGGCCGCATCAGCAAGACCGGCCGCGGCAAGACCGCCGGCTACCTCGTGTTCGACCTGCCCAAGGCACGCCGAGACGAGTACACGCGCGAGCTCCTCGAACCGGGCAAGCCGCCCCCGCTGCCCGCCGGAACCCGCGCCGCCTAAGACCGGGGCGGACCCGGTCGCCGCCCCGAGTTCCGCCGCCGGTGCGCCCCTCGCCGCCGGCGGCGGAACACGCCAACCAGCGAGCGCCACGCGGCGCCCACCACCAAGGGAGGCCGCGTGGCCGACAACCTGACCAAGACGGGTGGACTGCAGCTAGGCAGACACGTCAGGCTTTGACGTTTCGCCAGGCAGAGGGACTGCGACGATGTTGTGTGAGCCGCAATTCATGCAACTGAACGTGGCGCCCTTGCCGTGCCGTCCCTGGCGTAGTTGCAGGTTGTCGATGTCGTTGTTGCCGCGGTTCCCGTCTATGTGATGCACCGTTTCCCACGGCATGAGGGCGCGCCCAAGGTGCTCGGCCATGACGAATCGGTGAACCGGAATGTTGATGTTGTTCGGCTTGCCGCGCATCACCCGGAACGCTTCGGCCAACGGGTGTTTGTTCGGGATGGTCATGTACTGGTATCCGTCGTGATTGGTCCACGTCTTGTACCGGCGAGGCCTCCCGAGCTTCTTGAGGGCGTAGTGGATGGTGTACCTGCTGAGGCCCAACTGCTCCTTGATTGCTTCGTGCGTGACACCAGCGTCGTAGAGCTCTATCAGACGCGCCGTCATCTCCGGTGTCATCTTCTTGGGTGGCGTAGGTCGCTTCGATGAGTCGTAGCCGATCCTCCTCATCGCCTTGCGGAGCGTTTTGACGTTGCAGCCGTATTCCGCAGCCAGGTCTGACATTCGCTCCCCAGCGTTGAACCGTGTTGCTGCCGAGCGCGCTTGATCGTCCGTCACCTTCGAGGTCGACTCCATAGAAGCGAGGTTACCGTCTTGGCTGACAATCTCAGTAATACCGCGGAGAACCTTGCCCTCGACTGGATCCTGGGCACCGGCACACCGATCCGGCCGACCGCGCCTCTGCGGGTCGCCCTCGTCACCGCCAACGGCAGCGACGCCAGCGCAGGCACCGAAGTGACCGGCGGCTCCTACGCGCGGAAGAACCTCAGCACCGCGGCCGCCGTCAACGGCGCCACCAGCAACAGCGCCGACCTCGTGTGGACGGGCATGCCCGCCGCGACCGTCGTCGGCGTTGAGATCTGGGACTCCGCCGGAACGCCCGTGCGGCTCTGGTACGGGCCGCTCACAGCCTCCCGCACCCTCCTCGCAGGCGACGAATTCCGCATCCCCGCCGGGTCGCTGACGCTGTCCCTGTCGTGAACGGAGGCCGCCGATGCCTCTCCTGACGACCCTCGTCGACAACTTCAACGACAACGTGATCGGCCCCAACTGGGGCGACTCCTACGGCGGAGCGGTGGAGACCGGCGGCCGCGCACGCGTCCCCCTCGTCGCCGGCGCCTACGCCGGCTACCAGACCGGCCGCGCCTGGACCCTCGCCGGGGCCAGCGTCTACCTCAAGTTGGTCACCCGGCCCGCCGCGTCCACCGGTACCGACGTCTCCGCGAACTTTCTGGTCACCAGCCCGGTAGAAGGCACCAGCATCGGCTTCAAGTACAACGCCGTCACCAACAAGCTGCGCCTGCAGTCCAACGTCGACTACTACGACCCCGCGGCGATCGAGCTCACCTACTCGGCGACCGATCACCTGTGGCTGCGGCTCCGAGAAGACGGCACCAACGTCTACTGGGACACCAGCCCGAACGGCAGCACGTGGACCAACCGGCGCACCCTCGCCACCCCCGCCTGGGTCACCGCCGCCGTCGACCAGTGCGCCCTCGACCTGTACGCCTACCGCGACGCGGGCGTCACCGACTACGCCGAATACGACAACGTCAACACGCTGGCCGACGGCGCCGTCTACAACGGTTCCGCCGCCCTCACCGCCGACAGCAGCCTCGCCTCCACCGGTGCGGTCGCCGTCATCTCGGCAGCCGCCCTCACCGCGGACAGTGGCCTCGACACCGACGGGCGGCTCGCCGCGCACGCCAGCGCAGACCTGGCCGGCGGTAGTGAACTCGGCGCCGAGCCCGCCGGGTCCGACACCGGCGACATCGACTTCGCGGTCAGCAAGCCGACAACGGGCTGGGTGGTGAGCGCGCCGTGGAGATAGCCGCCACCAGCACCGAATACGTGAAGGTCACCGCCGTCTCCAAGGTCGGCGGCAGCACCATCACCGTCGCCGCCGCACCCAAGTTTGCGTTCCAGCCCACCTCCAGCACCGGCAACCCGGCCGCCGAGGACTGGCTGACGGGGGAGTGGAACACGCCGCACGCGCGGATCCTCATCGGCCCGTCCGGTGGCGTCACCACTCTGGAGCCCGGCGAATACCGGGTGTGGCTGTCCTGGGCCGCAGGCGTTGAAGCGCCCGTCTACCGGGCCGGAACGATCACCGTCTACTAGGAGACCGTCATGCCTACCAGCGACGCCGAGGGCAAAGACTGGTCCCTCGAACGGTTCAAGCGCGTCCAGCCCAAGACCGTCTGCGACGTCGGCCCCGGCGAAGGCACCTATGCCAAGCTGTTCCGGCCGCACGAGCCCGACGAGCCCGGCGTCTGGTGGACCGGCATCGAGGTGCACGCGCCCTACGTGAAGCGCTACCGCCTCAAGTCGACCAAGACGCGGAAGATGTACGACGAGCTCCACGTCATGGACGTCCGCGAAGCTCCCGACCACCTCTTCCACCGGGACCTCGTCATCTTCGGCGACGTCCTGGAGCACATGCCCCGCGAAGACGCCGTCGCCCTCCTGCGCCGGGCCGAGCAGGCCGGCTGCTGGAACATCCTCGTCAGCCTGCCCATCGTCGAGTCCGAGCAGGGCGAAGTCGACGGCAACCCGCACGAAGCGCACCTCCACCAGTGGGACGCCGACGACATGGACCAGGTGCTCGCCCAGTTCGGCGGGCGGGTCGAGTCCATGCGCGGCGGGACGCTCGGCTGCTGGTGGTGGAGCAGGCGCGCATGAGCGGCGGCTGGGCCAACTCCGACCGGAAGCAGCGCCTGCCCCGAGGGTGGGGCCGCATCCGAGCCGAGACGCTCGCCAAGTTCCCGACCTGCGTCCTCTGCGGTGTGCGGCCCTCCACGCACTGCGACCACATCCAGGCCAAGACCGACGACCACAAGCAGCTGCAGGGCGTGTGCGAACCCTGCCACCTGCAGAAGTCCAGCCGTGAAGGGAACGACGCCCAGCGCGCCAACCCCCGACCCGGACGCAAGAGGCCGCCCGAACAGCACCCCGGGCTGAGAGGCACCTGATGGAGAACCCCCACAACAAGCCCGGGCCACCGCTGCCGAAGGGCGGCGTGGTTGAGATCGTCGATCCCGGAGCCGCTGAATCTGGTCCGCTCGTACCCACGCGTGTACTCATCAACGGCACGGACGTGGGGCTGATCGCAGAGGGTGGCGTCGCGATCGATCCCGGCGACGGCAACGGAAACGTGGCCACCGTGACACTCACCCTGCTGCCATCCCGGATTGAGATCAAGTCGTGCCCGCCTACCTGATCACCCACCCCCGCGATCAGAAGCTCGACGACCTCGTCATCGAAGACCCGGCCCTCACACTGCGGTTCGAAGCCGGGTGGGCCATCCTCGCCGACGAACACGGCGTATGCCTCGCCATCCCCAGCGGGCAAGGCGCATCCATCCAACGGGTAGACGAAGAGGAACCCGCGCCACGGAAGGAGTGATCCACTGTGGCAAGCCGAGGACGAAGCAGGGGCAACGCCGAGACGCTGAGGCGGTACTGGACCAGCGGACCAGGCGCAGCCAAGATCCGATGGGGAACGCCCGGCGACTGGACCAGGTGCACCCGCCAACTCCACAAGTACATGGGCAGCAGGGCCAAGGGGTACTGCCAGCTCCTGCACAAGCGAGCCACTGGCGTGTACAGCGGATCGCGAGCCAACGTCGGCACACGCAGGCGGTAGCCACGCGGCCGGCAGGCGGAGGGATGCAGGCATGGCAGCGGTCGGTGCGTACCAGGTCCAGTGTCCCGAGTGTGGCATCGCGCTGCCTGTCGGAGTCGCTCTCAGGTCGCCGACTCGTGAAGGCGATCACCTGATCGTCAACCTGGAGCCCGAGATGACCGACGTGATGGCTCACGCCTGGACGCACGAGGCCGAAGACGATCACTGAACGGCGATCGATCGTGGAGGGGGGGTGGGGGGGTACCCCCTCCCCCCGGTTTCTCCGGATCGGGGCCGTATAGCTCAAGACCATCTGCGTGCGGCTCGTCTGTGTTTTTTCGGGGCCCCTGGAGGGCCTGCCTAGACCCCAGGAGGGTCGCCATGTCACTGAACCCGGAACCCCCTGAGGGGCTCGGCGCCAAGGCCCTGGTGGTCTGGAGCGAAGTCTCGGGGACCTACGACCTGAGGGTCGATGAGCTGCGCGTCCTGGAGGATGCATGCAGGGAGATCGACCTGATTGAGCGCCTGGAGGGAGAGCTCCGCGGAGCGGAGCTGATCGTGGTCGGCAGTATGGGGCAGCCGGTCGCGAACCCTCTCGTCCAGGAACTGCGGCAGCATCGCGGTGTTCTGGCTCGCCTGCTGGGCTGGCTGAAGCTGCCGGACGAGGAGGAGCCGGCGAAGAACAACACCTCGGCGTCGGCGCGGCAGGCGGCTATGGCCCGCTGGGGCCGTGGCGCGTAGGCGGTCCGTCGCTCGGCAGGATGACGGCCACTCCGAGGTCATCGCGTGGTACAGGGAGCGCCTGTCCGGCATTGCGCCCCGACCAGAACTGGAGTGGGAGCCGAAAACCATCGGGCCCACATGGCAGCGGAACCCAGATGGAACGTGGCGTCTCCCTGAGGCCACGCTCGGCTGGGAGGTGCTGGGATGGTGTGGCGTCTGGCTTCAGCACTCGCGGGGTAAGCCGTGGCGGTTCACGAATGAGCAGGCGAGGTTCTTGCTCTGGTGGTTTGCTCTTGACGAGCACGGGGCCTTCTCGTTCCGCGATGGCGTTCTGCAGAGGTTGAAGGGTTGGGGCAAGGATCCCTTGGGAGCCTGCCTGTGTGCGGTCGAGTGCCTGGGGCCTTCCCGGTTCGCTGATTGGGCTTCGGACGGCACGCCCATTGCGACCGACAGTCCGGAGGCGTGGGTGCAGACTGCGGCCGTCAGTCTGGAGCAGACGAAGAACACTATGCGGCTCTTCCCGTCGCTGTTTACGGCGGAGGCCAAGGAGCACTATCGGATCCAGGTCGGCAAGGAGACGGTGAATGCGCTTGGAGACGCTCGTCTCATCCAGGCGGTCACGTCCTCGCCCTCGACGCTGGAGGGCGCGCGGGCGACGTTCGTTCTGTTGAACGAGACCCATCACTGGGACTCGTCAAACGCCGGTCTCGATATGGCTGACGTGATCGAACGGAATGCGACCAAATCCGCCGATGGCGCAGCCCGCACGCTTCGCATCACGAACGCCTACGAGCCTGGTCAGGATTCGGTTGCCGAGCGTGACCGTGAGGCGTGGGAGTCTGTCGAAGCGGGGCGGGTGATGGATGCGGGCCTGCTCTACGACTCCTTGGAGGCTCCCCCTCGGGCGCCTTTGACTGTCGAGCAGGCGCCAGCTGTTATTCGCTCAATCCGGGGTGACGCTACGTGGCTGAACGTGGATCGCATCGTCCAGTCCATCGCGGACGTCCGCAACCCGCCTTCCCGCTCGCGCCGGTTCTGGTTCAACCAGATCGTCGCCGCGGAGGACGCGTTCCTCGCTCCGTATGAGTGGGACGCCTGCCGCCGCGAGGGCGCCGGGCTGCGGCCGGGCGACGAGATCGTGCTGTTCTTCGACGGCTCCAAGAGCGATGACGCGACGGGGCTGGCGGCGTGCCGCATGTCGGACGGGTTCGTGACAGCGGTGGGCGTGTGGCAGCGGCCGGCGAACTGGCCTTCGGATGTGCCGTGGCGGGTTCCGCGTGAGGAGGTCGACGGCACGGTGGACCAGGTGTTTGCGGACTACCGGCCGATCGCGTTCTTCGCTGACCCGGGTGCCGGGCACGACGATGCGGACGGCGAGCGGTACTGGGACGGCTTCATCGACGCGTGGGCGCAGCGGCATGGGCGGAAGCTGAAGCTGAAGGCGGTGACGGGTGGTGCGAACCGGCACGCGGTGCTGTGGGACATGCGCGACCGCCGCCGCCAGCAGACGTTCACGGAGGCCACGGACCGCTTCTACCGGGATGTGCTGGAGAGGCAGCTGACGCATGACGGGCATCGGGTGCTGCGGCAGCACGTCGCGAACGCCCGCCGTCGCACGAACCAGTGGGGCTACACGATCGGCAAGGAGCACCGCGAGTCGGCGCGGAAGATCGACCTGGCGGTGTGTGCGATCGGGGCGCGGATGCTGCGTCGGATGATGCTGAACTCGACGGCGTGGTCGAAGCGTGGCCGGCCCGGCAAGGGGAGGGTGGTGGTCCTGCGATGACTGCGACGATTCCTGAGCTGCCGCTGCTGACGCTGTCGGACGACGAGATGCAGCTACTGACGGCGCTCCGGTCGGATCTGCTGCAGCACCGGTTCAAGCTGGACCTGTTGGACGCCTACTTCAACGGCGAGCAGCTGGTGCGCGACCTCGGCATCTCGATTCCCCCGCAGCTGAAAGGGCTGCACACGGTCATCGGCTGGCCGAGGATCGGTGTGGAGTCGTTGGAGCGGCGTCTGGATCTGGAGGCGTTCCGCTGGGCGGACGGCTCGGATTCTTCGGACCTGGAGGAGATCGCCGAGTCGAACGACCTGTACGACGAGGCGAGTCTGGCGCACCTGGATGCGTTGACGTATGGCCGTGAGTACGTGTCGGTCGGGTCGGGCGAGGACGGCGATCCGCCGCTGATCACATTCGAGTCGCCGCTGGACATGACGCTGTTCTGGGATGCGAGGCTGCGGCTGGCGACGGCGGCGCTGCGGGAGTCGGTGGAGGACGGGGTCCGTGTCGCGACGCTGTACCTGCCGGATCAGACGGTATATGCGGCTGAGGTGCAGGGCGGCTGGGAGGTCTTCGACCGGGACGTCCACAATCTGGGGATTGTGCCGGTGCTGCGGATGGCAAATCGCCAGCGGACGGCGGACCGGATCGGGCGGAGCGAGATCACCCCTGAGGTCATGTCCATCACGGACGCAGCGTGCCGGCGGCTGATGGGCATCGAGGTGGGCGCCGAGTTCTTCCAGGCGCCGCAACGCTACCTCCTTGGCGTCTCCGAGAGCGCCTTCCAGGATGCGGAGGGCAACCCGAAAGAGGCATGGGAGACCTACATCGGGCGCGTGCTGGCGCTGGAGCGGGACGAGAACGGCGAAGTGCCGACAGTGGGCCAGTTCGCTGCACATGACCCGTCCGGCCAGACGAAGATCATCGACCTGTATGCCCGGATCATGGCGTCGCAGCTGTCTGTGGCGCCGCACGTGCTGGGCTACAGCAGCGACAACCCGACGTCTGCAGACGCGATCCGCTACGCGGACAACGCGCAGGTGAAGAAGGCCGAACGCTGCATCCGCCGGTTCTCGGCGACGCACCGGGACGCGATGCGGTTGGCGCTGTGGTTCAAGAACGGGGAGCCGCCGGAGAAGTCCCGCCGGATCGAGACGGTGTGGCGGAACCCGGCGACGCCGACGATCGCCGCCCAGACGGACGCCGCGGTCAAGCTGGTCGAAGCGGGCATCCTGCCTGCGGACGGCGACGTGGTGCTGGAGATGGCCGGTCTGACGGAGGACCAGCGGCGCCGGGTGCAGGCGGAGCGGCGCCGCAGCGCGGGCGCGGCGGCGGGCGGGCAGCTGATGGAGCGGCTCGCCGCGCTGAGTGAGTCCAGCGAGCTGCCGCCGGCGTCGGAGGTGGTGGCCGGTGGCGACGACGGTCTCGGATGACAGTGACGATGCCGCCCGCTTCCGTGCCGCGCAGATCGGTCTGACGCGGCTGCTGGTGCGGGATGTGCGTGGTCTGCGGCGGCTGATTCTGCCGTCGCGGCTGCGGGAGTCGGTGCCGGACTGGCTGGCCGCCATGAACGCGGTGGTGGCCCAGTATTCGCGGACGTCGGCTGCTCTGGCTGCGGAGTTCTATGACGCGCAGCGGGAAGCGGCCGACGTGCCGGGCCCGTTCACGGTGCCGCTGGCGGATCCTCCGCCGGAGGAGAAGACCACGGCGTCGCTGCGGTGGGCGACGAAGGACTTGTGGCCGCGTGAGCCGGAGGTGGCGACCCCGGCCCAGCTGGAGCCGCTGGATGTCCGACTGGACCATGCGGAGAAGAAGGCGGAGCAGGTCGCGCAGAAGCTGGTGGCTGACACGGGTCGCGGCACTGTCCAGGCGGCGGTGCGGCAGGACCGGCAGGCCACGGCGTGGGCGCGGTCGGCGGCCCGGGGTGCGTGCGCGTTCTGCAAGATGCTCGCCCTGCGGGGGGCGGTGTTCGCTCAGGACACGGCGGATTTCCGGGCGCACGACGGCTGTCATTGCGGCGTGATCCCGGTTTTCAGGGGGCAGCGGTTCGAGCTGTCTCCGCATGCACGTGAGTGGGAGCGCTTGTACCGCGAGTACGCGCAGGGCCACTCCGGCGATCAGCTCAGGCGGTTCCGTCTGGCGCTCGCCGAGCACGACAGCAATCCGCTGCCGGGCTCGAACTGACCAACCCTACGGCCGTCCTGGCGGCGGCCTCTTCATGCCCCTGGAGGGCGACTTCACCATGCCCGAGAACGAGGAGACGACCGAGCAGGTCGCGCCGGAGACGCAGGAGCCGGAGACCGCCCCGGAGGCGGAGACGGCGAAGGCGGATCCGTGGGCGGACCCTGACGCCGCGCGCAAGGAGATCGAGAAGCTGCGCCGGGAGGCGGCCAAGTACCGCACGAAGGCCGGCGAACTCGAGCCCCTCGCCCGTAAGGCGCAGGAGCTGGAGGACGCGCAGAAGTCGGAGCAGGAGCGGCTCACCGAGCAGCTCCGGGCGGCTGAGGAGCGCGCCAAGGCGGTGCAGCAGCGTGCTGTGCGCGCGGAGGTGCGGGCCCTGGCGGCGGACCAGTTCGCCGATCCGGACGACGCGCACGCCTTCCTGAACCTCGACCAGTTTGTCGGGGACGACGGCGACATCGACACGGACGGCATCCGCAGCGAGCTGGGTGAGCTGCTGAAACGCAAGCCGCACCTGGCGAAGCCGTCCGACAACTCGCCCCGCCCGCCGCGGCCGGACCGTTCGCAGGGCTCCTCGGGCAACGGCAACCGATCCACTTCCGATCCCGGAGCAATCTTCCAAGGGATCATGAACCAGGCCCTGCAGGGCCGCTGAGAGGAAGCCCTCCATGGCTGCTACCGATCCCATCAAGCTGTCGGACGTCAACGCGACGTTCCTCCCCCCGACCCTGACGGGTCCCATCTTCGAGAAGTCCGTCGAGCAGTCGGCGGTCATGTCGCTGGCCCGCCGGGTGCCGCTGTCCATGAGTGCCAACACCGCGGTGCCGGTGCCGCTGGACGTGCCGACCGCGGACTGGGTCGAGCAGGCCGGCCGTAAGCCGCTGGGCACCGGCGGCATGGACATCAAGCAGATGACCGGCAAGAAGATCGCCGTCCTCATCCCGGTGGCGATGGAGGTCGTGCAGTCCAACGCGGCCGGCCTGTGGACGCAGCTCCAGTCGGATCTGCCGACGGCGTTCTCCCGCGCGTTCGACCGGGCGGCGATCCACGGCAAGACGATGAAGGGCGCCACGGGCCCCTTCGCGGACTACCTGACCCAGACCACCAAGGCGGTGTCCCTGGGCACGACCACGCAGGCGAACGGCGGCATCTGGGGCGACTTCGTCAAGGGCATGGGCGACATCGCCGACGACGACTGGGACTACACCGGCACGGTCGCCGACCACCGGCTGAAGGCCCGCCTGCTCGGCGCGACGGACACCACCGGCCGCCCGATCCTGGTGGACACCACGCAGCCGGGCACCGGCGCGGCGCTGGCGGGCACGCTGGTGGGCGAGCCGATCGCCTACTCGCGCAGCGTGTCGGGCAAGCTGCGCCGCCAGTCGGGCACGGTGGACTCGGGTCTGCGGGCGATCGGCGGCGACTGGTCGCAGACGGCTTACGGCGTCGGCATGGACATCACCGTGCGGATCTCCCGCGAGGCGACGTACATCGACGAGGACGGCGGCGTCCACTCCGCGTTCCAGGAAAACCTGGTGCTCCTCCTGGCGGAGGCGTACTACGGCTTCGTGCTGGGTGACCCGGAGGCGTTCGTCAAGTTCACCGGCACTCCGAGCGGGAGCTGACGTGGCGGCGGTCCCGGCTTCCGCGCCGGGCGGGACCGCGCTCCGGATCGTGGCCCGCGTTCATCTGATGCCGCCGCAGCACAACGCCGGCGCCGAGCACATGCTGGTGTCGATGCTGCGGCCGCTGGTGGAGCGCGGGCACGAGGTTTCGGTGTGGCTGTCCCGGTACGGGAAGGCCGTGGAGCCCTACGACTACCGGGGCATCCGCGTGGTGCCGTTGGAGGCACGGCTGGACTTCCCCACAGCGGTGCGGCAGGCGGACGTGCTCATTTCGCATCTGGAGTGTGTGCCGTCGACGTCGGCTCTGGCCCGTGGCTATGGCAAGCCGGTGGTGGTGCTCTGCCACAACACGCACCGCCCCACCTTCAGGGACATGGCGTCGGGCAACACCGCCCTCGCCGTCTACAACTCCCGGTGGATGCAGGCGGAGGCTGAGCTGTTCTTCGCCGAGTACCCGAAGTCGGTGAGGCCGGGCGCCGGCATCATCGTCCGTCCGCCGGTGTTCGCCGACGAGTATGCGACGAAGCCCGGCAAGGCCATCACCCTGGTCAACTGCAACATCGAGAAGGGCGGGAAGGTCCTCGAGGCCCTGGCTCGCCGCATGCCGGACCAGCAGTTCCTGGCGGTGCGGGGCGCCTACGGGGAGCAGATCCTCCCGGACCTGCCGAACGTGGAGGTCCTCGACCATGTGGACGGGGCGGACATGCGTGAGCGGGTGTATGCCCGGACGCGGGTGCTGCTGATGCCGTCCTCGTATGAGTCGTGGGGCCGCGCCGGCGTGGAGGCGCTCGCCTCCGGTATCCCGGTGGTTGCGCACCCCACGCCGGGGCTGTGCGAGTCGCTGGGCGAGGCCGGTGTGTTCGTCGACCGCAGTGACGTCGACGGCTACGAGGCGGTCCTGCGGAAGCTTCTGCAGCCTGCCGAGTACCGGCTGGCGTCGAAGCGGGCGAAGGCACGGTCCGCCGAGCTGGATCCGTCTGCTGAGCTGGCCGCCTGGTGCGATGCCGTGGAGGCCCTGGCCTGAGGAGGTCCCTGTGGCGTTCGTGACTCCGACGGCCGAGCAGCTGGGCCTGTACCTGGACCTGCCGGAGATCCGCGCGGATCGGGCGGATCTGCTGCTGCAGCAGGCGGTGGCGCTCGCGGAGACGGTGGTGCGGCCGCTCCCGGACCGGGCCACCGCGGTGGTCCTGTCGGTGGCTGGCCGGGCTTACGTGAATCCGCAGCAGGTGTCTTACGAGACGATCGGCCCGATGTCGGTGCAGCGTCCGCAGGGCTCGGGCGGCCTGTATCTGACGAAGGCCGACAAGTCGGCACTGAAGGCGCTGGCCGGGCGCGGGGGTGCGTTCACGGTGGATCCGACGCCGGCGGATGCGGACCCGTCGCCGACCTACCCGATCGACGCCGACCTGCTCGTGGATGACGGCTGGCTGGAGCCGGGATGGGGGTATCCCTGATGCCCGGCCCGTACCCGTTCGGGGAGACGGTGCGGATCCTGCGCACCGGCCCGTCCCCGGGCCGGGACCCGCGCGGGCAGCCGCTTCCGGGCCCGGACGAGTCGTTCGACGTGCCGGGGTGTGTGGTGACGCCGCGGCAGGAGTCGCCGTCGGTCGGCGGGTCGGAGCAGCAGGGCCGGGACACAGTCATCGTCGGCTGGACGGTGTACGCCCCTGCGGGCACCGCCATCCGCACCACCGACAGGGCCCGGATCCGGGGCGTGGTCTGCGAGATCACGGGCGAGCCCGGCGACTGGAGTCGCTCGCCGTTCACCGGAACGCCGGGCCCGGTGCAGTTCGCGGCAGATCGCGTGACCGGCTAGGAGGTGTCATGGCTGCACGGTTCAAGATGAAGCGGCAGGGCGTGGGCAAGCTGCTGCGGTCGGAGATGATCCGCGCCGACATGGTGCGTCGCGCGGAGAACATCAAGTCGGCGGCCGTTTCGCTGTCGCCCACCGGTGGCAGCGGCGACCCGCACCCGGGCCAGTACAAGGGCGCGTGGCAGGTGTCGTCCACAGTGCGCGGCGGCCGTCGTCGGGACCGGGCGGTCGCCTACGTCCGCAACCCGGTCTACTACGCCCGCTGGGTGGAGTACGGCACCGAACGGGTTCCCGCCCATCACGTGCTGCTGCGCGCGGCCGCGGCCGGGGGCGACTGATGGGCGCCGTCGGTTCGGTGGACGTCGAGCTTGAGGTGATGGTCGCCCTGCGCGCGTTCCTCGGTGACGACGTCGTGGTGCGTGACGAGCTCGACAACAACCTCGCCAACGAGCTGCCGACGGTGCAGGTGCAGGTGGCCGGCGGTGACGACGACGGGATCCGCCTGGACCGCCCGTTCGTCGACATCGACGTCTACCACTCCACCCGCGCAGACGCGATTGCTCTGGCCGCCCGCATCCGCGGCTGGGTCCTCACCGAGCTGCGCGGCTCCACCACAGCTTCCGCGGTGTTCGGCCGGACGGGAACCATCTCCCGGCCCGCTGTGCGCCCCTACGAGAACACCGCCCTCCGCCGTGTGGGGGCGACCTACGAGATCTACTGTCACCCGGTCTCCTGACCGGCTGGGCCCGCGCCGGACCCTGTATCCCTGACCCCGCCGCACGCGGGGTCTTCGCATGTCTGGAGACCCTTCATGGTTTCGATCACCCGCGCGGCGGACCTTCTGGAAGTCGGCGCGAATGGCGGCGGCTGGGTGGCTCCGCTGGGCACGTCGTCCCCTGCCGACCCGGCGATCCAGCCGGCGGCGCCGTGGCTGCCGCTGGGCGCCATCTCCGACGACGGCCTGGTGCAGGGCTTCGAGGAGGACACGCAGTCCTTCACTCCGTGGGGCTACACCGCCCCGATCCGCACCACCATCACCTCGTCCCTGCGCACCTTCGGGCTGACGGTGTGGGAGACGGGCCGCACCACGGTGCAGGCGCTGCAGTACCGGCTCGACGCCGCGGACCTCACCCCGGCGGGCGGGCTCACGACGTTCGCGGAGACCGCGTCCCCCACGCCGGACCGCAGGGCGTTCTGGTTCGTCGTCCTCGACGGCGACAACTTCCAGCGCGGCTTCTACGTGCCGGAAGGCGAGATCACCGAACGCAGCGACGTCACGCACAAGCAGGACGAGATCGCCGGGTTCGAGTGGACGGTCACCGCCTACCCGGACAACGCCGGCAACACCGTCTACCACTTCGACCGCCTCCCGGAGACCCCCGAGTACAGCGGGTCCTGAGCTGGTGGACGGGCCGCCACCCTGGCGCGGGCCCGGCCCGTCCACCTCCCTTCCCCCTTGCCCGCGCCCTGAACGAGAAAGGCCCGCGCCATGCCCGCCACCAAGGACCAGATCGAAGCCGCACGCGCCCAGGAGACCGAGGCCGACACGGAGGAGCAGTACCTCACCGTGCCGCTCACCGGATTCGACGGCGGCACCAAGGACGTGCGGACTCTGCTCGCAACCCGATGGAGGGCATCGGCCTTCCGCGCCCTGAACGCCGGTGACTTCGACGGGTTCATGGAAGTCGTCCTCCACGAGGACGACTACGAGATCTACGAGGAGCTCGACCCGACGACGGACGGTATCCGCGAGTTCGCGGAGGAGGCGTCCCGGCTGTCGGGGGAGGCCCTGGGGAAATCCAGTGGACCCTCGCGGTCCTCACGGAGCACGCGGAAGAGGTAGAGGCAGACCTTCTCGAGCGGGGCATCGACGTCCTGGACGTGCACCGCGGCCGCATGTCGTGGCGGCGGCTGCGGGTCCTGATCCAGCATCTGCCGCCGGAGTCAGCGACGTGGACCGCCCTGCGGAACGCGGCCGACCCGGCGGAGCTGGCCGCGCAGGCGGAGAAGGGCGAGCCGGAGAAGGGCCGCTGGTCACAGCAGGAGCAGCTCCTCGCGCTGGTCGCGGACCGGGTGGCGCGCCTGGAGTGGGCTCTGTGGTCGGTGAACATCGAGGAGAAAAGAAAGCGCCCGGACCCGCCGGAGCCGATCCGCCGGCCCGGCGTCGGGCCCCGCAAGAAGAAGCCCAAGCTCAACACCAACAGCGCTGACCGGTTGTTCCAGCTCATTCAGGGGGGCGCCGAGTAGCGCCACGGAGGAGGTGCCGTGGCCGCGATCAGCGTGGGCTCTGTCGAGGTCGATGTTGTCCCGAACGCGCGGGGTATCCGGGCGCGGATGCAGGCCGCTGTTGTCCCGGCTGCCGATGAGGTGGGCAACGAGGTCGCCCGTCTCATCGGCCGGCACATCTCCCGGGGTGTGGCGGACGCGGTACGGCAGGGCGTGCAGAACGGTGCCCGCACCGCGCAGCCGGCCGCGGTGCGCGGCGGCCAGCAGACGGGGTCGGCGTTCGGCCGGAGCCTGAAGGCGCAGCTGCAGGCTGCGTTGGCGAATCTGCCGGAGATCCGTCTCCGCGCGGATTCGTCGGACGCTCAGCGTGAGCTTGCGCAGATTCAGGCGCAGATGCGGGCGCTGCGGGATGCCCGGATCGGCATCGACGTCGACACGGCGACGGCGACCGCGGCGATGGCTCAGCTTCAGGCTCGCCTGGACCGGCTGTCGGCGTCCGACGCGGACGTGCAGATCCGTGTGGACGCGGCCGCTGCATCGGCGCAGCTGGCGGCGTTCAACGCGCAGGTCAACCGGTTGGACGGGCGCACGGCGAACGTCGACGTCGACACGCGCTCAGGTACGGCGAACCTGAACCTGCTGGCGACGGCGGCTCTGGCGTTCGGTCCGGCGATCCTGCCGGTGCTGCCGGTGGTGGCTGCCGGCCTGGGCGCGGTCGCCGCCGCGGCAACAGCGGCGGGTGTCGGTATCGGTGGCATCGCCCTCGTGGCGGTGCCCGCTTTCAAGCAGATCAGCGGTGTGCTGCAGGCGCAGAAGGCGGCGCAGGACGCGGCCACGAACGCCACCTACCAGGGCGGTCAGGCGGCCGCGCAGGCCGCTTCCCGCGCCAACCAGCTCGCGTCGGCGCAGGCCGCGGTCGCCTCCGCCGAACGGAACGGCGCCCGGCAGATTCAGCGGGCGCACGAGCAGGTGGCGCAGGCACGCCGGAACGCCGCCCAGACGGCCGCACAAGCGGCTGTGAGGGCTCAGCAGGCGGCGCGGGCCGTCGAGGACGCCGAAGAGTCTCTGGCGGACGCTCAGCGCGACGCACGGCGTGCGCAGGAGGATCTGACGGCCGCGCGCCGCACGGCCGCCCGGGAACTGCAGGACCTCAACGCGCAGCTTGCGGGTGCGGAGTTGGACCAGCGGCAGGCGGTCCTCGACCTGCGGGACGCGGAGCGGGAGCTGCGGGCGGTCCGCGCGCAGGGCTCGAAGGCTCAGGCCGGCGACCTGGAGCGTGCGCAGCTCAACTACGACCGGGCGAAGCAGAACCTCAAGGACCAGTCGACGGAGACGTCCCGGCTCCGGCAGGAGACGGCGGCCGCCAACAAGGCCGGCGTCGAGGGGTCGGACACTGTCCGTACCGCGCAGGAGCGGCTTGCCGATGCGCAGGAGCAGGTCGCGGACCAGGCGCGGGCCGTGAAGGACGCGCAGGCGGAGCAGGCCCGCACGGCAACGGAGAACGCGCAGCGGATCGCCGACGCGCAGCGGCAGGTTGCCGAGGCGCAGCGCGGAGTCTCCGAGGCGCAGGTGCAGGCCGCGGAGCAGGCGGCCGCCGCCCAACGGCAGCTCGCCCAGGCGCAGCAGGCCGGGGCGGGCACGGTCGACCAGGCCGCCATCGCGCAGGCCAAGTACCGGGCGGAGCTGGCCAAGCTGTCCCCCGAGGCGCGGCAGACCATGACCGCCTATCTCGGACTGAAGGATGCGTTCGGCGCGTGGTCGCGCTCCCTGCAGCCGGCGGTCATGCCCATCTTCACCCGTGCGCTGAACGGCATGAAGCGGGCCCTGCCGGGGCTGACGCCGTTCGTCCTCGAGGCCTCCAGCGCCATTCAGGGGCTCATGGACCGGGCGTCGCAGGAGCTGAAGACGCCGTTCTGGCGGCGCTTCCGCGATGACCTCGAGAAGTCGGTGAAGCCCGCCATCGAAGGGCTCGGCATCAGCTTCGGGAACGTCTTCAAGGGCATGGCGGGGATCATCGGCGGCTTCCTCCCCCACATGGACTCCATCAGCGCCCGCATGCAGAACGTCACGAAGCGCTTCGCTGACTGGGGTGCCGGCCTGCGGGACAGCCCTGAGTTCCGGGACTTCCTGTCGTACAGCTCGGACATGGCGCCGAAGCTGGGCGAGGCTCTGAAGGAGATCGCTGGCGCTGCCCTGAAGATCGCTCAGGCCATGTCCCCGATTTCGTCGATCGTCCTCGACGTCGTCACGAAGGTCGCCGACGGGATCGGGTGGCTCGCCGAGAAGGCGCCCTGGCTCGTGCAGACGGTCTACGGACTTGCGCTGGCGTTCACGGGGTGGCGGATCGCGATGGCGCTGTGGGCTGCGGTCACACGCGGCGCGGCGGTGGCGATGGCGCTGTTCAACGCGGCGATGGCACTGAGCCCACTTACGTGGATCATCATCGGGATCGTCGCCGTGGTCGCGATCATCATCGTGCTATGGAAGAAGTGCGACTGGTTCCGCAACGCCATCAAGGCCGTGTGGAAGGGCATCAGGGATGCCGCCGTCGCCGTGAAGGACTGGTTCGCGGGCCCGTTCGCCCGGTTCTGGACGCAGACCCTGCCTAACGTGTTCAAGGCCGGCTGGGACTGGATCAAGAAGAACGTGCTCTTCCCCGTCCGGGACTTCTTCACCAAGACGATCCCTGGCTGGGCGCGGTCTCTGGCCAAGGGCGTCAGCGAGCGCTGGGACGCCATGATGGACGGCCTGTCCAGGGGCTGGGGCTGGCTGAAGAAGAACGTGCTCTACCCGATCCGGGACTTCTTCACGAAGACCATCCCCGGCTGGGGCACCAGCTTGAAGAACCGGCTGGTCAACGCGTTCGAGTCGGCGGCCGACGGAATCGGGCGCGCCTTCAGCGGCATCCGCAGCGCTGCCCGCAAACCCATCCAGTATGTGGTGGACGTCGTCTACAACAACGGCATCCGAGGCGTGTGGAACCGGGTGGCGGGTGCGTTCGGCGCGCCGAAGCTGAGCTACTACAAGTTCGCCTCTGGTGGCGTCATGCCCGGCTACACGCCGGGCCGTGACGTGCACAAGTTCGTGTCCCCGACGGGCGGGGCCCTCGAGCTGAGCGGCGGAGAGTCCATCTTCCGGCCGGAGTTCACCCGCGGCGTCGGCTCGCGGTTCGTGTCGACGATGAACTACATCGCCAAGTCGGGCGGCGCCGCGAAGGTGCGCGAGGCCCTCGCCCCGGTACTGGGCGGCAACCCCCGCACCGGCGTGGACCGTTCCCTGCGCTACGCCACCGGCGGGCTCGTGCAGAAGTTCGCGGACGGCGGCATCTTCGGCTGGATCAAGGACCGGGCGTCCGACGCTGTCGGTGCCGGGTCCGCAGCCTGGAACAAGATCAAGGAGGGTGCGTCGTGGCTGGGTGACACCCTCGAATCGTCCGCCCGCGCGGGCGTGAAGCGGGTCGTCGAGCCGCTGCTGAAGCGCTTCCCCGGCATGGACACCGGGTTCGGGAAGATGCTCCGCCGCATCCCCAACAAGGTCATCGACGCCCTGTTCGGGTACAGCAAGGAGGCCGACAAGCGGGGCGGCAGCGGCATCGGCGGCCCGCGTATCCAGGCGGCGCTGCGCTGGGCGAAGACCCAGCACGGCTTGCCGTACCAGTGGGGCGGCAACGGCAACCCCAGCTGGGACTGCTCGGGGTTCATGTCGGCGATCGAGTCCGTCATCCGTGGGCAGAAGCCGCACCGCCGGTGGGCGACGATGGCTTTCCGCGGGAACACGGCCCCTCCGGGCTGGGTGAAGAACGGCCAGTCCGCATTCAAGGTCGGCATCACGAATGCGGGCGTGGGCCACACCGCGGGCACCCTCGGCAAGACCAACGTCGAGTCTCGGGGCGGCGACGGCGTCGTCGTCGGCAGCAGGGCACGCGGCTACAAGTCGTCCCTGTTCACGGACTGGTACGGGTTCATGCCCGGCAAGTACGACTCCGGCGGCTACCTGCAGCCGGGGCTCAACCTCGCCTACAACGGCACCGGCAGGCCCGAGCCCGTGTTCACCACGCAGCAGGCGAACGCACTCACCTCGTTGGCTGCACGGCAGACGGCCGTAGGCGGGCTACAGCCGGGCGACCAACTGGCGCTGCGGGTCGCCGACCACGAGTTCACGGCCTACGTCGAGAGCGTCGCCGACGGCCGCGTGCACGCCAGCCAGCGGACCCTGATCCAGACTCTCAACGCGGGCTGAGGAGGCGACCAGTGGCGATCCCCGGGAACTTCCTCTCCCCGACGACGGAGAGCGTCGACCCGAACACCTCAGGGTGGGCGGCGAAGCTCAATGCGACGCTATTGAAGGGGACAGGCGGCCGGAACGGCGGAGACGGCTGCCTGGTCGTCAAGAGCGTGGCGGCGGGCGAGATGCAGGCCCGCACCGTCTCCTCCTACCCGGTCACCGCGGGCACCGTGTACTACTGCTTCGCGGACGCGGCCGGGGTGAGCACGGAGCGGATCGGCATCCGCTGGCTGTCGGCGGCGGGCGGGGAGGTGGCGGTGTCGTGGTCGATGACCACGCTCACCGCCTCCTCCGGCTGGCACCGTGTGTCCCTCGCGGCCGTCGCGCCGGCGGGGGCGACGCAGGCGCAGGTGCTGCTGTCGTCGACGGAGACCGGGGCGACCGTCTCCCACTACTGGGAGAACGTCTACCTCGGGCTGCCGATCCGCACGACCGGCAACTTGCTGCCCTTCAACACTGAGAGCAGCGAGCTGGACGCCTCCGGGTGGACAGCCGTCGTCAACGCGACGATCTCCCGCCAGGTCCCGGTGCTCAACTGGTCGGTCACGAACTACGTAGCGGGCGGTCACACGCTCGCCATGACCGCCGTCGCAGCAGGCAACGCGTCCATCCTGGCCGTCGACCGGCCCACCGTCACGCCCGGCCGGGAGTACCTCGCCTACGCCTACCTGCAGCCGCCCGTCGTCACCGCACAGGCGTGGATCGAGCTGCGCTTCTACGACAGCGTCGGCAACCAGATCCAGGCCACCCGCTCGACGCTCGCGCCGCCGACCCCGGCGACCGGCATGTACCGGCAGCGGGTGTCCGCGAAAGCACCGGCGAACGCGGCAACGTGCTCGGTGGCGGCCGGCCTCGACGGGGCGTCGGCCGGGCAGGTTCTCCGCCTGGAGACGATCGCGATCCTGGCGGCGCCCGCAGTGCAGGCCGGCACGGTCCTGCCGTATGCCGACGCGAGTTTCGAGCAGGGCGTCGCCGGATGGACCGTCGCCTCCGGGGTGGCCACCATCGCCCGCAGCAGCCCGTGGGGCAGCGCATCCATCGACGGCTCCTACGCGATGCAGGTGTCGTCGTCGACCGCCACCACCTCGGTGCTGCGGTCGGCGCGCGCCCCGGTCACACCGGGCGTCAACTGGCGGGCCATCATCCACGCGGGGGCGGATGTCCTCACCTGGACGTCCATCACAGTGCGGGTCCGCTGGTACGACGCCGCCAACACAGATCTGGGCGCCTCGACGGGCACGGCCTATGCCCTGCCGGACACCTCCTGGTACGGGCTGGCGTCCGATGCGGTCGCCCCGGCCGGGGCGACGCAGGCAGCCGTGGAGATCGTCGTCGTCGCCTCGGCGGCGGCGAGCGTCCTCTTCGTCGACAAGGTCGCACTGTGGCAGGTGCTGCCCCTCACCGACGTGACCGCCACCTCCGACGACGGGTACGCGACGCTCACGCTGCGGGAGCTGCCCGTGGACGGCGAGGTGACCGTCTATCGGGTCGCGCAGGACGGCACCCGCACACTGGTCCGCGGCACCGGCGGGCTTATCGACCGTCAGGTCCTCACCTCGGACCTGCTGGTCGTCGAGGACCACGAGGCACCGATGGGCGTCCCGGTCTACTACTGGATCGAGGTGTACGACGTCGGCGGCAGTCGCTCCACCCGCTCCTCCAGCACGATCACCCTCACCCTCGACGTCAACGAGGCGTGGCTGAAGGACCCGGGGAACCCGCAGCGGAACGTGCGGGTGCTGGTGCAGGCGGCGCCGGACTGGCAGCGGTCCATCGAGCAGTCCAAGCATGTGGTGCGCGGCCGCCGTAACCCGGTCGTCCTCTCCGGCCGGCGGCAGGGCCTCGAGGGGGAGCTGTCCGTGTGGACGCGCTCCGACGACGAACGCCGCGCCCTGCACCAGCTGCTCGACTCGGGCAGCACCCTGCTGTGGCAGGCCGCCCCCGGGATGGGCGTGGCGGACATGTACGTGTCCGTCGGGCAGATCACCGAGGGCCGGGTGAGCAGGCTGGCTCAGGAGGTGTGGCGGGCCTGGTCGCTGCCGATGACCGAGCAGGACATGCCCACGACGGTCGGCGTCAGCGGCGCCGCGGGCCGCACCTGGCAGGACGTGCTCGTTGAGTTCGCCACCTGGAACGACCTCATGGACGTCTACGCCACGTGGGAAGACGTCTTCCTCGACAGGCGGGGGTGATCGTGTATCCCGTCTCCGACCGGTTCCTGGCCCGCATCGCCGAGTCCCACACGGTCGTCACCCGCGTCTCTCTGTTCCTGACGACGGGCGAGGTCATCGACCTGCCGCACACGGGCGGGTCGGTGACGGTGGACCGCGGGCAGGCGATCCGCCGCACCTGCACCGTCACCTGCCCCGACCCGGCGGTCATCCCCCGCACACCGTCCGACCAGCTCGCCACCTACGGGGCGCGGCTGCTGCTACGGCGCGGCGTCGACTACGGCAACGGCGACCAGCCTGAGCTGGTACCGCTGGGCCTGTTCCGCCTGGACTCGGTGGACGGCGACGTCTCCGACGGGCCCGTCACCCTCCAGGGCAAGGACCTGTCCGCGGTGATCGCCGACGACAAGTTCACCGCGCCGTACACGGCGACCGGCACCGCGGTGGGTGCGGTCACCGCGCTGGTCCGCCGTTCCCTGCCCGACGCGCAGGTCATCAGCACCGTCACCGACGTCGGCATCGGGCGCAGGACGTTCGATGTCGAGGGCGATCCGTGGGCGGCCTGCCAGGAGATCGCTGCCGCCGCGGGTGCGGAGGTGTACGCCAACGCGGACGGCGAGTTCGTCATCGCCACCCTGCCGGACCTGCTCACGACCGAGCCCGTATGGGAGATTGCCGCCGCAGAGCACGGCGTGTACATCTCCGCCCGGCGCGGCATGAGCAGCGAGAACGTCTTCAACGGGGTGTTGGCGCGGGGGGAGAACGCGGCCGACGGCATCCTGCCGGTCTCCTACCTGGCGACCGACGACGACCCGGGATCACCCACGTTCTGGGGCGGACCGTTCGGCCGGCGGCCGATGTTCTACAGCTCGTCCACGCTCATCTCCACGCTCAACTGCCAGAACGCGGCGAAGCTCAAGTTGCAGGCAGCGAAAGCCCCCAACGCCAGCGGCGACATCACCGCCCTGCCGAACTCGGCGTTGGAGCCGGGGGACGTGCTGCGGATCCTGCACCCGGACGGCACCCGCGAGCTCCACCAGGCGGCCGCGTTCACGGTGCCGCTGGACGAGTCTGGCGACTTCCCCATCTCGACGATCGCGGCGAAGGAGGGCTCATGACGTCCGTGCCCCCTGCCGCGCACCGGGATCTGGCGTGGGCGGTCAGGCAGGCCGCGCGCAGGGTGGGGGAGCAGTCGCCGACCGTGCGCGGTTCCGACTGGCGGCAGGCCATCGTGCAGACCGTCAACGCGGACGGCACCGTCACGACGGTGGACGGGATCGTCGCCCGCCGCATGCACACCTACCTCGCCCCCGCCGCAGGGGACGTAATCGTCGTCACCGTGTCCTCCGTGGGCGACTGGCTCGCCGCCGGGCGGATGGCCTCAGGGGACGGCACCTGGACGGCTTTCACGCTCGCAGGCGCGTGGACGCCGAATGCCAACTACTACACGCCGGCGTACCGCGTGAATGGGGACGGCACCGCCTCGCTGTGCGGACTGGCGTCCATGTCGGGCGCTCTCACCGCGGGCATGGTCGTCGCCACCCTCCCCGCGGCCGCCCGGCCCGCGAAGAACGTCCGCGTCACCGTGCAGGTCGCCGTCGGCTACTTCGGCGTCATGACCATCGCCCCGAACGGCGACATCACCCTCAACGACTACAACCCCGCGCCGCCCAGCACGGGCGGCAAGTACGTGCAGTTCGACACCTTCAGCAGATACCGGCTCGTGTAAGGGAGCAGCATGGCCACCACGGACGACTACGGCCAGGGCGTCAGCATCGCCTCCCTCGCCGACGCCCCCAACGCGGAGGCACTCGCCAGGAACATCGCGAACGCCATCGTCAAGCAGAGCATCCTGCGGTACACGTCGGCGTCCCAGCGCAACGCCACCATCACCAGCCCCGAAGAGGGCATGGTCGCGTACCTGAAGGACACCGACCTGCTCACCGTGTACACCGGTACCGCGTGGCTGCCGCTTCTCGGCACTACCGTCGGCGACAAGAAGAACGACGGCTACGAAGCGAAGGCCACCTCGTACTCGACCGCCTTCACGGCGGGCAGCTACGAGCACTGCGGTGTCTCGTGGGTCGCCCCCCTCTCCGGCAAGGTGAAGATCACCGTCGGTGCGCGGGTGCAGAACAGCTCGAGCGCCGGCTCCCTCATCTCCCCTGAGACCAGGCTCGGTTCCACCGTCGGCTCGGGCGCCATCGTCGAAACGCCCACGGACAGCATCGGCTACTCCCACTACGGGACCACCTACGCGCGCGGCACCGCCGCCCACCTGCTGACCGGCCTCACCCCCGGCGCCTCCTACAACACGCGCCTCCTGCACCGCTGCTCCGTGACCGGGGAGACCGCCTACTTCGCATTCCGCGAGGTCATCGTCGAACCCGTCTCCTGACCACCCGCCCCGAGCCCGCGCCCGGGGCCTTCCCCACCTGGAGGCCTCATGGCCAAGACCGGACCGCAGCGCTACCCGGGCGCGTCCACCACCTACTGGTACGGGTCGAAGTACCCGGGCTCGGCGATGGAGTCGAACGTCGTCGTCTGGCACACCACGGAGGGCACCAGCGTGCCCACCTACGACGGCGGCAGCAGCGCACCGAACTTCACCGCTATGCCTGACTTCACCGCCAAGCGGCTCGTCTGGTACCAGCACTTCGACTTCGACGTGTCCTCCCGCGCCCTCGTCAACAAGGCGGGTGGCGTCCAGACGAACACGCTGAACGTCGTCCAGGTGGAGATCGTCGGCACCTGCGACCCCGCCACCCACACCAAGTGGCAGAAGGCCGGACGCGCCCACCTGTACACCCCGGAGCTGCCCGACTGGGCGATCCGCGACCTGGCCGCCTTCGCGAAGTGGGCGCACGAGAACCACAACGTGCCCCTCACCAGCGGCGTCACCTTCAAGGCGTACCCGTCGAGCTACGGCAACTCCAGCGTCCGCATGAGCTACAGCCAGTGGAACAACTACCGCGGGCACTGCGGGCACCAGCACGTCCCCGAGAACGACCACGGCGACCCCGGCCTGCTGCCCATGGCGGCGATCCTCGCCCGCGCGAAGGGCACCACCCCGGCGAAGCCCGCTCCCACCCCGACCCCTCCCAAGGAGAACGACGTGTCCGCATACGAGCTCTGGGCGTACAAGGGCAAGAACGAGAAGCGCGACGCCTACGCCTACCTGCGCGGCACCGACGCCGCGGTCAAGTCCCTGACCGCCCAGGTCGCCGCGCTGTCCGCGACCGTCGGCAAGCTCGCCGAGGGCGGCGGACTCGACGCCGCCGAGATCCAGGCCGCCGCCGAAGCCGGCGCCCGCGCCGCGCTCGGGCAGCTCCGCGACGCACTCATCGACCAGGCCTGACAGTCCGCCACATCCAACCCGAGAGAAGAGAAGCCAATGAGTACCTCCGACTTCCCGTCCCGCGCGGACGTCGACACCGTCGTCCGGACCGGCGCCACCTACGCCCGGGACCTCGTCGAGCGCATCATCTGGACGTTCCTCACCGCCGCAGGCGCGGTCGCCCTCGCCGCCGGCCCGGGCGACATGTTCAACGCCAGCTTCTGGGAGACCGTCGGTGCGGCCGGGATCGCTGCGGTCGGCTCCCTGGTGAAGGGCCTCGTCGCGAAGTTCATCGGCCAGCGCAACAGCGCCAGCACGGCGCCGAGCGTCTGATGCCCTGCCGTGCGGCCCGGCGTGTCTACAAGGCCCTGGGCCGCCGCGGCTGCTTCCTCGCAATCGCCGGCATCGGCAAAACCTGCTGGGGTGTCAGCTTCCTCGTCACCCCACCCGCCGACCACGGCCTCCAACTCCTCACCCAGTTCTGCGGGCTCCGCCACTGGTCCTGGCTGTGGATCATCTGCGGACTCGTCACCTTCGGCTCCGCGTTCCTGCACGTCGGCCGCGACTGGGCGGGCTTCGTGGCCGCCTTCATACCCCCCACCGTGTGGGCACTCGCCTACACCGTCGCCGTCATCTCCGGCGACTACAGCCGCGGCGGATTCGTCGCACTCTGGTACCTCACCTCGCACTGCGGGGTCATCTTGTGGGCGAGCACGGTGCCCGAGTACTCGGTCCCCCCAGCACCCCGGTCGCCACGGAGAGGCAAGGCCGCATGAACGTCGGCGAGTGGGCGGCCGTGGTGACGGCCGCCGGCAGTGTCCTCGGAGGAGGCGGGTTCTTCATGGCCCGCGCCACCGTCCGGGCGACGCAGGCCACAGCGCGCGCCCAGCAGGCGGTCGCCGAGATACAAGCCCAGCCGCAGGCCCGAGCGCAAGACCTGGCCGTCCTGCAGGCCACGGTGAAGCGGGTCGACGAGGAAAACGGCAGCCTGCGCGGCCGCATGTCCCGCCTGGAACGCGTCGTCAGCGCCTTCGCGTGGACGACGGACCGGTGGGCCCGCCAGATGCTGCGGGCCGGCATCGAGCCTGAGCCGCCGCATCCTCTGGTGGATGAGTACAACCGAACTGGAGTGTGAGCATGCCTGACCCGATCCCGCGGCGCCCGCGTTGGGACGACACCGACGCCGACATGGGCACCCTGGTGCGTCTCGGACGCGAGGAACCCCAGCCTGTTCCCGCGCCGGCGCCGTCCACGGACCCGCTCCAGGAACCGGTGTACGACCCGCCCCTCGAACCTCTGCCGGACGAACCGGCATGACGAAGCGCCCCCACTCTTTCCGCTACGGCGGGGGAGTGGGGGCGCTTCGCTGTGCTCAGGCGCCGCGCTCGACAACGATCCTGCGCCCGTCCCAACGCAGGATGTCTCCGAGGCTCGCGACCTGGGGCGGTTCACCATCGCGCTGGAAGGTGAGGCCGTTGGCTCCGATGCTGGCGTGGTAGCCGTGTCGTCGGCACCACTGGGTGGTGACGTCGAGGCGCAGCCCAAGGTGAAGGCGCAGAGTCATCGGATCAGCACCATCCCGGTTGCCGACCATGTAACGGAGCGAATCGCGCATGCGGCGCAGCCGGTCGGCTTTCCGCATGCTTACAGCACGACCCGCTTCACGGTCGTACTGGTGTGACACTTCCAGGAGATCGGTCACGGCTGCCTCCTCCGGTATGCCCTCAGTATGGCAGGGGAGCCACGCGGCCACATGCCTGGGCGCTTCGCTGTGCGGCCCTCAGCCGGTGATCTCGCCCGAGAACTCCGGGAAGTCCAGGTCGAAGTCGTCGCTACTCCGCTGCACCGTCACCACGATCTTCTTCCCGTACTTCGTCTCCAGCACGTGATCGGCGTTCTTCGACGCGGACACCCCCGGAGCGAGCCGACCCTCGAGCGGCTGCGACCCGTTGTCGAACATGGTGAACGCCGCCTCACCGCCGTTCGTCGCGCCCTCCACGATGAGCGACAGGTCGTCCAGGGCGACGGGCTCCTTGCTCCCGTTGTCCACCTTCAGCGTCACCCGGAAGTCGGTGCTGCCGGGCTCCGGCGACTCAAGCAGGTCCTCGTTGAAGTCGGTGAACACCTTCGCCTCGGTCACGGTGACCTTCAGACCGTCGGGCCACGTGTACGTCTCGCCGAACTTCAAGCCGGTCGACTGGGCGCCGGCGTCCTCTTCCTGGCTGGCCTCATCGGCGCAGTGCTTCATCCACTCCGCCTGATCCATCGTCTGGTCCGTGCAGTCGACGGACTGGCTCGGCGCAGCCTCCGACGCTTTCGTCTCGCTGCCGCTGTCGTCCCCGCCGCCGCACGCGGTCAGAGCGGCCAGGAGCAGGGCAGCCGTGGCTGCGGTGGTGCGAACACGCATGAGTCCCCCCCAAGGTTGAATGAGGGAACACCGTAGACCGCGTGTGCGGGAAGTGTGTGGCGGTGTCACCGTGTCGTGACACAGCGGCGCCCCCTGCCCGCCAGGCGGAGAGGGGGCGCGTGGCTACCTGTCGGCCCGCAGTTCGCGCGCCAGTTCCTTCACTGCTGCACCCAGAGCCAGCAGGGCATGCGTTTGAGCGAGCACCTGGAGAGAAGCGGCGACGTCTTGCCTGTCGTTGGCTGCCGCATCGTAGGCGCGCTCTGCGTTGTGGATGGCCCGTGCCTGCAGCTGCTCGTAGCTCAGCTCTGCCATGTAACCCCCTGGTCGAGACGACGCGGCGAGTCTGCCCGAGCGGCGGCCGTCTGTCAGCAGGGCCTTTGCGCCTTTCATCAGACGGTCGAGACGTGAATCTGAAGACGATCAAGCGATGAAGGGCGAATCCCGAGGACGCGCTGTTCAGAAACCCGTTCATCTACTCAGGTCGTTCAGATACTCTGAAGACCCGTTAGCTGAACGAAGGAGACCCTACATGGCCTTAGTTGGACTCGTCCGCGTGAGCACCGACAAGCAGAACACCCAGCGCCAGCACGACGCCCTCGACCCCATCTGCATCAAGGTGTTCGAGGAGAAGGTCAGCGGCAAGCTCCAGGCCGAGGAGCGCCCCGCCCTCATGGACGCACTGGAGTACATGCGCGACGGCGACATGCTCTGCGTCCAGGAAGTCGACCGCCTCGGCCGCAACCTCCTCGAAGGGCTGATCGTCCTCAACGACCTCTTCGAGCGCGGCATCGCCGTCAAGGTCCTCGAAGGCATCGCCGCCGGGGAGCACAAGGAACGCTCCCTCATCCTTGACCTCGCGCTCGCACTCGCCGAAGACCGCCGGCGCGACATTGTGAAGAAGACGAAGGACGGGCTCGCCGCGGCCCGCAAGCGCGGACGCGTCGGCGGGCGCCGCCCCGTCATGACCGAACCCCTCGTCGTCCAGGCCGCCGCCCTCCGCGCTCAGGGCTTCAGCCTCAAGCAGATCCAGCCCCACCTGCGCATCCAGGACGGCAAGAACAAGGGGAAGAACCCCAGCATCGGCGCCATCTCTCAGGCGCTCCGCGAATACGACGAGAAGAACGAGGTGCCAGCGTGACGGCGGATCTCCCGACCCTCGACATCCGACCCACCTCAGACCCGGACCGCATCGACCTATACGAGGGCGACCAGAAGATCGGCGAGATCGTCAAGGATCTCGACATCGAGGACGGCGTCCTCATGAGCCCGCCACTCTGGCTCGTCGAAGTCTGGAGTCAGATGGGCACCGGCAAAACGTTCGGCGCGGACAGCGAGTCCCTCGACGAGGCCAAGCAGCTCGCGCACGAGGTGTACGAGGAGATGGTGGCCGAGCGGCGCGAGCTGAGGAAGGGTTCGCGTCCGCCCATCATCAGTACGCCGATGGGTGGACAGAAGCGCCGCAGGTAGCCCCGCCCCGTGCCACACTGGCCGCAGGCCCGTCACGCAACCCCCGTCGTGGCGGGCCTTCTGGCATCCTGAGGGTGCGGGTAGCTCACTGGGTATAGAGCGGCCGGGGCCACGCCCGGCACGGACGCCGGTTCAACTCCGGCCCCGCACCGTCTGCCGGGATCAGGTCGGAGCCAGGTAACTGGATCCCTCCACCCTTGAGGTGGTTGCGGCCCCTGGAGACACGCTGTCGCGCCGCGTGTGGTGCCCAGAGGTGATGGTCTGCGGACGCGATCGCCAAGGTGCGAGCGCCCGTCCCTGAGACGTGGGGGCGGGCGCTCGCGTCATCCTCACCGACGAGGAGACCGGCGCGACGTTGACGGAGTGGCCCGCCGTGCAGTGACGCTCTGCCATGCTGGCCGTATGGACCTGGACCCGAAGGTGCCGTCGATGAAGCTGTGGCAGTGGCTCCTCACCCACGGCGCGAACGAAGACGAAGCCACCGAGTTGATGAACGGCTACGCGCACGAGCTGGCCGAGCGACAGCGGGCTTGGGCCCACGAGCCGATGACCGATGCGGGAGCGCCGGAGTACGGCTCCGTGGAGAACGTTCTGGACGCGGCTGACCGGATCGATCCCTACGTAGAGGGGGTTGGCTTCGCGTCCGCGGGGGAGTCAGGCACCTACGTGCTGTCGACGCGACGCCCCGGCGCTGTCAGCGGCCCCTCGTAGACTGGCCGGACTATCAGCCCATGCTGGCGCAGTGCTGAGAACGCCCCGTCTGGTCACGCAGGCGGGGCTTGCTGCTGTCAGCCCTCCGGGTGTCTGACGGCCTTCTTCAGCGCCATCTCCGCCTTGTACCGGTCGACCCCGGCCTCGGTCGCGTAGGCGGTCAGCCGGTCCTGCACCGCGCCCGCCAGTTCCGGCGTCAACGTGCCGGCCTGGATCGCCGCCCACGCCTCACGCTCAGCCGCCAGCAGGTCATCAGGGAACTCGAATTCGCTCACGATCGGAGCCTACGCCGTGTCGCTACGCTGCTTGTTAGGGCGTCCCGTGCGTGACTGCGCAGCACGCGCCCCCTCAGAGCCGCCTAGCCTCCACACCAGGGGCGCAGCGGTGGCCGTCCGACGGCGGGACCCGGACGGCACCGAGGTTACCCAGGCCCGTAAGCTGCCTGACCAGGCTTTTCCGGTGACCACCGAAGAAGCTAAGCCGCGGTCGTCACGTCCCTGCGCTCGACCTGGCGCAGCTCGTCCAGCAGCCGCCGATACTCCGCCCGCTGCTCATCCGACAGCCGCGCATCCCGATGCGTGAACAGGGCGCGGATCGCCGCGTTCAGCTCCTCAGCAGACCGCAACGGGCCGCGAGACGGACACTCGGGGGACATGCCGATCAGTCTAAGAGCCGGGCCTGACACGGGCTACGACTTCCCGGCGGGCGGCTGCGGCAGCTCCGTCACGAACGTCCCGATGCCCGGCTGCATCTCCGCCAGGCCCGCCTGCCGCAGCTCCTTCAGGACGCGTTTCGCGGTGACCTGGCTGATGCCGAACTCGTCGCACACCGCCATCGCCGAGGGGAGCCGGCCGCCCGGCGGGTAGGTGCCGTCGAGGATGCGCTCCGACATCACGGCGTACACCTGCCGCCACCTCGGAATCTCCGGCTCCCATCTCATGATCCGTGACGCTAGGCGGGCCTACCGGAGCACGCGAGATCAGACGACCCATACGACCTATACCGCCTATCCCGCAGGGGTATCGTGCAATTACATGCGAGAGCCCCCGGGGAGCGTGGGCCGCCACCCCGGAGGCGAGCCGACGAACGGAGCGTCGACGTGGACGAGCCTAAGAGCCCCGAGCCCCCCGCCGGTAGACGGCAGACCGGGGTTCCGCCCAGCGTGCGCCTCAGCCCCATGCAGGAAGCCTGGCGGGCCTACGTCGAGCACACCCTCTACCTCTGCGACACCTGCCGCTGCGCCGACGGCAGCCCCTGCCCGCCCGCCGAGGAGCTGTACCGGACGTGGCGGCGGGTCGCGGAGGAGTCGATCCGGAAGGTGTGGGGGACTCCTGAGAGCCGGGCGGGCTTACCTCCCGGGCAGTGATCGCCCCCAGGGTGTTGCCTGTGAGGAAACCGCAGGCCAGAGCATTAGCTAGCAGTTAAGGGGCGTTCCCGAAATGGGTACTGTCACCCACTTCCCATCCGGATCAGTCTCCTGTTGACTCGGGGCCTCTACCCCGGTCAGGAATCGGCCGCAGCGGTGCCTAGCCGTGCAGGAGGTCGACGACGTGTACCCGCAGAGCGTGAGCCACGAGGAGCAGGTGCGACAGCTTCATCTCGTGCCCGGCTTCCATGCGCTGGATCGTGGATCGGTCGATGCCGGCGGCGTGGGCGAGGGACTCCTGAGTCATCGTCTGTTGGAGGCGTCGCACGCGGATGCGGTCGCCGACGGCGCGGCGGGCCGCGGGGACCCACTCGGGCAGTTCGGCTGGCACGCGACCAACCGTTTACGGATCATGATCATAAGTCAGCAGCAGATCTGAGGCATTTTTTGATCATGGAATGAGACGCCTCCGCTGCACCAGCAGCTCTGCGGTCTGGCATATGCCGCAGGGCCCCGTGTAGTGTCCACGAATCGAACACATGTTCACCCCTTCGGGTGAACCGACGCCCCGCGATGCAGGCGACGGCATGCGCGGGGAAGCAGGGAGTGAAGGTGGGTGCCGAGAAGGGTCAGCGTCGGCTGGCGCCCGGCACCTGCAAGACGACCAGTGATTGAGTCGGCGCCGATCGCTGGTTTGTGGTGCCACCCTCCGAGCCGCATGCCCTGCCTCCCAAGTAGCGGCCCGGAGGGTGGCTCCACTCATTCAATAGGAGGAACCTGGGAGATGGATGGGAGAATCGGGCTCCAAATCGCTGCGCTCGTCTGCGTGTTTCTACGGAATAGCACGCGATGGTGCACGCAATTGAACCCTCAGATACTCACCAGATCTTTCACTTCAGCCCTGCCGACTCGCCCGCGTGGGGACTCAGAACACCCGCGCTGACCAGCACAAACACCACGACGCCGAGCGCGATCCGGTACCAGACGAACGGCATGAAGCTCTTGGTCGAGATGAACTTCATGAACCA